TTAAAAATCTATATCAGTCTATAAAGTCTACAAAGGCCTATCGCCCTTAAAGAGATTCTTCCGTCTTCACTAAAAGATTCTCCACGTGCATCCCATGCCCACCCACACGTCGGGCTTCCTTGTGAAGACCCCATACCCGAAGCCACCCGTCAGCCCCACGTTGAAGCGCCTGTTCTTCACTCTCCCCTCTACGCTCTTCGTTACGACCACCGTCTTCTGATACACCTCAATGCTGTCCAGCCTCGGCTCGTAACCGCTCACCCACGCCGTGTAAGTACTGTCCCCGTATCGCTTCTGCGTCCGAGGGACAACAGCCCATACCGTGTCCTTCTGTGCGAATTTGCCCGTTTCCTCCGCCTCAGTGCCACCTTTGTTGCCCGTATGTCCGTCCATGATCTCCGACAGGCGGCCTGGCTCAAAAACCTCTATCTCTGCCTTGGGAACAGTCGGCTCTGTGGGGAGTACCACCGGCACCCGTATCACCCCTGTCACCACGCTGTCCGCCGCACGTGGCTCCGTGATGCGCACCGTGTCCCTTACCGTCACCGTGTCCACGCTCACCTTTCCCTTGCCGTCGCGCGAATGGTGGTTGCAGTGGTTAGCCAGCCCAGCCCCAAGGCAGAAGCCAGCGAACACCGCCGCCACCATCACCCCGACAATATTGTCTTTCTCTTTCTTGCTCATGTCTATCTTGTCTATAAAAGTTCACTTTCTCTACACCTCCGATATGCAGCTGTTCGCCTTCTTCAGCCACGCCAAGCGGTCGGCCATGCCGTTCGTGCCGCCATTTATCCGCTTGGTGAGAGCCGTATAAGCGTCTTTGTCCGCGTAGATGTTCAGGTTGTTCCGCTTCCAGAACCACAAGGCCGAGAGTATCGCGTATTTCGGCCGCTCCAGCAGCTCAGGGTGGTTCACGCAGTCTATTTTCAAATCCTTGGCCAGAGCCGTATAGTTCGCTTTCCCCGTGATTTGTATGTACCCACGACCCTTGTACCGTTGACCGTCTCCGTCCTTCTCAGGCGTGTTGCCGAGCATCCTCGCCTTTCGCCCCGTGTCATAGGCAGCTCCTGAGCCTATCTCCCTTGTATATCTCAGCCCCGCGCTCTCGTGCCCAATCTGCGCCAAGAAGTATCTCAATCTCCTCACCGTGTCGAATCCATATTCCGCCATCAACGGGTTCATGGTTCTCACTATCTCGAATATCTGCCTTTCCTTTCCTTTTCCGTAAAGGCTAACCAGTTCACTTGCCAGCATCTTTCCTGCCTCCTGTTTTTTGTCGTTGTTATTGTTGTTGTCATTACCTATCCAGCCCGTCAAGGTTTATCTCCAGCTGCTTCGGGTAGCCTTCCTTAATGTCATACTTCTCAACCTCTTCCACCGTCTTCAGCTTCCGCACCTCCGCCTTGTGCCTCGCCGTCGTGTTGAAGCACTCCAATGCGTACAGCTCAATCGCCGACAGCAGCTTAATCACCGTGTCGCAGGGTATCGTCAGTTTTACGTCGTCCATCCACAGGTCGGTCGTCTCCTGCCCTGCCGCTTTCGTTATCTCCGTCGAGTTCATCAACCCGACCCTCGTTGCCTTGTCGAGCCAAAACACGTTGCCGTTTAGCTTAAACCCGTTCACCGCCGTGGACGTGTCATAAGCGTTTATCTCGGCCACCTTGCCGGCAATGGCGTCGGAGAGCGTAGGCACGAGATGGGGCGGCTCCGGCGTCTCCTCCGTACCCGGTGAAGAGCCTTCGCCAACATGCTCAGCGGCGTGCTCCCTCACGTATGCCTCATATTCGTCACGGCTTACTTCCGTGTAGTTCTCCGCCTTGTCATACCGTCCGAGGACAACAGTCTCCGAAAAGCTATCACCGTTCCTCAGCATCATGCCCTCCGAGGCCGAAAGCACCGTCAGGCCGTTTATCTTCTTTGTTTCCATAATGTTGTTTTTTAATCATTCCTTTTATTCAAACTGCACCGTCCAGCCCTTGTCCGTGGCTATCTTTAGGTCGTCGTCCGATATGGGGTCTGAACCCTTGCCGCCAAGGCTCACCGGCTTGTTGTTAACGCCGAGAGTCAGCGTCTTGGCCTCCGTCACCGTCTCCAGACCGTTGATGACGACCATGCAGCTGTCACGGGTCATGCGGCTTGACACTGCTCTGAAGTCGTTACGTATGCCCCTCAGCGTACCTGTAAGCTCCCTGGGGTTAGTTCCCCACATGAAGAGGTCGATACTGCCGCACGGCGAAAAGTCTATCAGTCCTATCCTCAGCGTCTCAAGCCTCGTTAAGGAAGCGAAACAAGCATTCCAGCCTGTGCAATTCGTGATATTGCAGCTGCTGAGGTCTATTTCCCGAAGACTCAAGCATTGGCGGAAGCAATGACTCATATCCGTCACGTTCGCAAGCGTCCACTTGCTCGTGTCGAGAGATTGAAGATTCTCGCAGGCGTAGAAGCATTCCATTATATTCGTCACGTTCGCAAGCGTCCACTTGCTCGTGTCGAGAGATTTAAGAGAGCAGCAGGAATGGAAGCAACCTCTCATATTCGTCACGTTCGCAAGCGTCCACTTGCTCGTGTCGAGAGATTTAAGAGAACCGCAATCTTGGAAGCAACCGCTCATATCCGTCACGTTCGCTAACGTCCACCTGCTCGTGTCGAGAGATTGAAGAGAACGGCAGGAGAGGAAGCTTTGAAGCATATTCGTCACGTTCGCAAGCGTCATATTGTCAGGAAGCGTGAGCGTCTTGAGGTTAGAAGCAGCATATAAGAACAGGCTCATATTAGCAGCTGCCTCGAAGTCCCAGCCGCTGACGTCAAGACTTCTGATTAATTTGTTCCCACTATTACCTATCAAGACGCAATGCTCTCCCGGCATGGCGCTCCGCTTCCCTGCGTAATAGACAGCAGCCACTTTCGGACCAAGCTGTTCCGTGTTCGGCATGCTCTTGACATTTCCGTCATCAGCGTCGAGATACACGAACGCGTCCGTGCCCTTGATGGCGTTCTTTATCGCCTCCACAAGCTTGACATCCGCCTCGAGGTGGTTATCCTTGATATACTGCAATAGCTCTTCGAGATGCGCCGCCTTCTCCGTGAATCCCTGCTCCCTTTCGCCCTCAGCCGTCACCCTTGTGTTTTCTGCGTCAACCCTTGCGCTCTCTGCCGTTACCCTCGCGCCCTCTGCTGACGCCCTTGCGTTCTCAGCGTCAGCCCTCGCGTCCTCTGCCGTTACACGGGCGTTTTCAGCCGTCACCCTTGCGTTCTCTGCGTCAGCCCTCGCGTTCTCGGCTGACTCGCGCACCTGTTCTGCTTGCACTCTTTCCGCTTCATTGCTTTCGCGTGTAAGCTCAGCTTGCACCCTTGCCGCTTCGCTCTTCGCCCTTAGTTCTTCACTTTTTACCCTTCCCTCTTCACTCGCCTTTATCGTGTCGCTCAGCTCGCTCATCGCCTTATTCTGCGCCTGCGCCTCCTTTACCAGCGCTTCCAGCTCCCTGTCAGGCGGCAGCACCACCACAGCCGTGTCCATCTCCACCGAGTTCTCGCCCTCGTCGGTCTCGCCCAGCTCCGTGTCGGCGTCAGCGTTCCTGTCAACGATAGCCACCTGCTCATACTCGTTGCTTCGCCAGTCGTTGCCGAAGATTTTGCCGCGCACCTCCAGCGCGTAAGTGCCCAGTGGTATCCGGTCTCCCTCGACCCTCGCCACAATCACGTTATCCTCTTTCGCGTCAATGGTGTAAGCCAGCTCCAGCCGCCTGTACGCCGAGCACAACCTCACCATGATGTCGGTGCAGCCCGGCAACGGGAACGCCACCTTCTCGCCATCAACTATCTTCACCACGGGTATCCTCATTGTGAAGTCATTACCTCTCACTATCCTTTTCATATACTGTTTCCTTATTAAGCCTATTGTTTACCTACATTGATTCCTCACTCTCCCATCTTCACTCGTCACTTTTCCTTCCCTCTTCACTCTCCGCCTTCCTGAACGCCTCGTTCACGGCCTCGCCCATGGCAGGGTCTTTCTGCCTTGCCAACGCCACGGCGAAACCCTTGCCAAAAGCCATCAGATACCCCTTGATGGTGCGCTTCTCTATCCTCACGTTGTGTATGTAGAGGAAGTGGCCACCTATGGAGCTGATCTCGCACAGGCAGGCTATCACGCCGCCGACCCACGAGCCGAAGATGTAGTTTATGCCCACGAGCGGCAGAAAGCCAGCGCCTATCGCTTCCGCCACCATCATCAGCATGAGGTAGTCGATAAACTTGTTCAGGCTACGCCGCCACGCCCGCGAGCGGTGGAACTTATACACCTCCGCCAGCACCTTGTCACCTTGCTTTAACGCCTTGTCGCGCCTTAGCCTGCTCTCCTTGCAGCCGAAGCGGAAGTCGAGCATACATAGCAAGCCTATCGCTATCCAAATCCACTTAGAGTCCGCCAGCATCTGCGTTATCTCCGAGGAGAACAACGTCATGCCGAAAGCTCTTACCCCTGTATGCACGCTGTTCCCCGTCAAGAAACTTGTCTGTAATACCGAGCTGCCCATCGTCATGCCTTACCTGTTATTGTCGTTATCGTTCTTTTCGTTCTCACGATTCTATATTCTTCACTCTTCGTCCTTCACTCTAAGGGAGGGGTCTACATCATCCACAACCCGCAACCAATCACGCCGCCAATGCACATGAAAGCCCAGTCCAGCGCGTCGCTCTCGCCCTCATAGGTCTGGTCGGCGACCTCCTTCAAGATGCCCACCACCACTGTCACCATCATCGAGAAGCCGACGCACGTCCAGCGTCCCTCGCCAGCCACGCCCTGCATCAGCATGGCCGTGAAGAAGGCTATCACCAAGCCAGCCAATAAGTGCAAGTACCTGTCAGCCCCTGCCTTTGCCAGCCACTCACCAATACTCTTAAACACATTGTAAACCTTTTTCATAATCTCTTTGTCTTTAATCGTTATCGTTGTTATTGTCTATTCCGTTACGTATATCGTTGCCAAGCATCTGACTACCATAGTCAACGAGTCATATAAATCGTATACCAAACCCCATTATGGTAATAGAATAAGGACCATTGCCCCGCGGAATCGGAAGTAAAGCTTGTGCTATTATATGTGCCACTCTGGAACATATGTCCGTTGCCGTTAAAATCAATTCTGTCCCTTGTCTGTATCACTATCACCAGTTGGCCGTCCTTAGGGCTAGATGGCATCGTGAAGTTGCCGCCCGAACAGAGGAACAGCGTCCTGTTGGGGGAGGAGCCGTTTGTCGTCGTCGAAGCGTCCAACGCCAACCCCTGCAAGTGACTGAGACCGCCCATCGCGCTAAGGCAGAAGTCGCCATCCGTCTCTATGCCCAATGCCGCAGCGTCCCTGCCGTTGCCTGTGCCGCCGTCCTTCACCTGTATCAGGTTGCAGTAGTTCACGTTTTGGTAGTTCACCAGCGACTTGGGGTACGTGTTGGCATCGCCGCCAGTCGTGTCCCTGTGCCCGTCGCCAAGGCAGACCAGCGACGTCCTGCCGCCAGGGGTGCCCCTCACGCTTATGTTGGTGCTCCTGAGCCCCAAGCCCCACTGGGACGACGACGAGGCACTGTACATTCCGCTATCCGTGAACGTGAGGAAACTGATACGTCCGCCCGTGGCCGTGATATTTCCATTCCCATCGACGGAGAAATTAGTCATATTGAGCTTAAAATTGCCGTTATTGTCAACGTAGAATTTATCCGAGGAAAGCGTAAACGTTCTGGCCGTCACGGAACCTTTGAATGACGCGTTTCCCACACCGACGATATTGCCATCCTCATCAATGCTGAATGTCAGCGTGCCGCTGTTGTTCCGCACGACGAAGTTATCCGCTGTGGCCACTATCTTATGGCTCTTGATGTCAATGCCCGTCGCCAGCAAGTCCGGCTTCACATTCGTCCTGCCGTCCGTGCCGTACAATGGCGACACGTCAAAGTAAGTATTACTGTAAAAAGACACGCTGCTGCCCTCCGTGCATGATTGGACGGCCTCCAGCACGGCCCGGTCACGATACACGCCGTTTGTGGCGCTCGACTCTTTTCCGATTACGAGGATAGCTCTCGGCACGGCCCAGTCGGCATGTACGGCCGTGTTGTCCACGTCCTCCGAGGTGCCGAACCCGTTTTGTGAGTCCCATGTTGACTTCGGATAAGACGCGCCGGTCTTGATATAGCCTAACTCGCCCATCCTGATTCCAAGCGGGTTCTGTGCTTGCCACAAAAGCCCGTATGTAGAAACGTCCACATAGACCTTAGACCCACTGACGCTCGTAATATGCCACGTAGCCAAGAACCACACCTTGCTGTCCTTCGGCTGCCCGGCAATGGCAAACGTGTTCCCGGCCGCTAATTCCCCAAAGCGATATAAATACTCGTTGTCCACGTCAGCATAGTATCCGCCGTTGTCTTTCCTGAGCATGTTATAAGGGTTACCGCCTTGTGCGTTAACCTGCGCGGTTGTCCATGTGTCAGGCGCAAGCCGTACAGCGTCCGGCACCCACGAAGGGTTAGAGGCCACCTGCATCATGTAAGGCCATATCCCGCTGATGTAAGCATCCGTACAGTCAACAGTAATGTCGTATTTCGAGCCGCCACGAAGCCACGCGAGCGTGAACGAGAAAGGATAATACTGTGCAATCTTCGGGCATATAGGCGTGTCAGTAGGTTCTGTCCAACGTTGTGATATGCTCTCAATGTGAAGCTGCCCGTCTTCATTAGTGCCCCAGCCATTAGCTATGTCCGAGAATATCAGTCGGAAGGAGAAGCCCTGCGAATGTGTCATATAGTCCTTACCGCTTCCGTAGGTTCCGTCAAGATTCCTGCTTATCTCCACGGTATGCCGCACGCCCCCATCATCCTTGAACCGAATCATCACCGGGTAGAAGCTGTCGGCGTCCAGCGTCCTGAAGTCCACCTGCGAGCTCGTATGCGGCTTGCTCGTGTCCACACCGCCATTCTGTAAGTCCTGCACCTTCAGCGAGATCTGCCCTTGTCCTTGCTGGATGGTCTCGATTGTCCCCTTCATGCCGTTCATGTCGTTCTTCATGCTCGTCGTGGTGCTCTCTATCTTCCCCAACTTGGCGTCTACGTTAACAATCGCGCCGGGATTGAGCGTAATCGGTATCACGAGGCTGGCAAGCAGCTCACCCATGCTGCTGTCCTTGTACACAGAAATCGTGGCTGACCCTGGCACGGCACTATTGCCGTTGCTGTCTATATTGTATTTATTGTAATATTCGTAGGTGACGATATTGTTGCCAGCGCTGTTATCGAACACTCTCGTGCCGTCCACGTTTTCCCCGCCTACTGTCAGCCGCCAGCACTGGGGAGGCTTGGAGTCCTCCGTCTTCTCGCTGCCTACGGTCTTGTACAGCTTCAGATCGCCGGTCAGCGTCACGCCGATGGTGCTCGCGTCCACCAGCGTCCCGCTGTTGTTGTTGTAGTTGCCCACCGCCTCGATGGTATACACCGTTGCCGCGGGGCCGTCCGCGCCCTGCTTGCCGTTTGCGTAGTTGGCGGTAGCGACAATCTTGCCGTCCACTATCAACTCTATGATTATCACGCTCGCGGTGCCTATCGTTGGCGTGTTATTCGTGCCGTCAAAGGTGAAACTGTCGAATATTATCTTGTTACTTCCCCCGTTAACCCATTTGTTCAAGCCTTCAAGCTCCGTGCCGTCGACATACAACTTTGCCGTGCCCAGCGCTTGCACGTTCGGATATTTCAGCATCGTCGAGCCTGTCGTCTTCGTGAACGTCAGCACTATGCCCGCGTGCTTCTTCGCGTCGCTCCACACCTCGTATGTCGGTGTCACCTGCACCCCATACGTCACCGCGTCCTTGCCGGGTGTGCCGTCCTTCACGATGCCCAGTGTGATGGAGTCGCTCATCTCCACATATTCCGATGTTTCTCTTTCAATCGCTGACATTTTTCCTCTGCTTTATTTGCGTGAATAAATTTTTTTGTCTACCTTTGCCGACGTGGGGGTTGCGTCTGCTATCTCCTTTTTTTGTGCTTACACGGACAGGCTTGCAGTCCCCGTTGTTGACGTGTCGCTGTCCGTCTCCACGTATATTTTGCATTTTGCAACAGTGCTGACCGGTGTGAAGTTGCTGTTAGCGAGCCACACGCCATAGCGTCCCCAGGCGTGATATTTTCCGTCGGCTCCTTGCTTCAGCCAGTATGTATGTTTCCCGTGTTTCAGTGCCGTCTTTCCCGTCGTCACTTTCGCTGTCTTGTGCAGCACGATATTGTGCGATTCCACAAAGCTCAAGAGCTGCGACATATCCACGGAATAGTTATTGTCGCCAAGAGATGTGAACGGGAGTGGTATAGGATAGTCACGTACCATGTTGCGGAATCCCCACGCATTCCTATTGATATTAAGCTTTGATATTCTACAATACCTCTTCCGGCAAAGGTATAACGTCATCTTTGAAACATCCTCCGAGGCGTGGAATATGAGACTGTTTCCATCCGCCCTCAGTGCCGTCAGCTCGATAGGCTCCAACAACCGTTTGGGTATCTTCACGCTGCACTTCCACAAGTCGAGCGCGTCGGAGCTGCTCGCCAAGCGGTAACGGTAGTCTTCATCCGGCAATATTTTTTGTCCGTCTCTTGTCCATGAGAAATTATCTCTCGGTATTCTTCCGCCCATGCTCTTTCCGTCGATTACAACACTGCATCGTAACAATACGTTTACATAGCTGCCGTTAAACACCGTGCCTCGGTCGCTCGTCAGGTTGACAACAGCCGTCCTTCGTGCGCTCTTGCCGTCCTTTCCGTCTTTGCCGCCGCTAATCTCCTTCCTCCAATCTGTAGAGGTGTCGCTCGGTTCCGCGTTAGTCGTATCGCCTTTCTTCACTATGCACGTCCAAATGGAATCGTTGTGGCTCACTTGGTCGTAGTAGCGGTATTTCGTCCCCTCTGCCCAGTTACCTCTGAAGTTCACTAAGGTTATCGGGTCGCCGCTCGCGCTCATAAACTTGAAGCTCGAAGACACGAACACCACCTCCTTGGGCGACAGTATGAACACCGTGTTTGAGTATTGGTTCACGCCGTCCCAGTGCCTGTAGTCCACGATGCCCGTCAACGCCACTATCCTCGGCAACGTGCCATTCTCCGTGCCCGTTGTCTCCAGCATCATCACGTTCGTTCGGCTCTCGTCGTTATATTGGTCACGTCCATCAGCGTCGCCGCTCGCGAACATCCTGTGACCGTCCAGTACTATCGTGTCCCCTGCCTTCGGAGCGTCGTTGCCCGCGCTCTCGCAGTCGGTCTTCGAGAGGATGACCCAACCGAACTTCTTGCCGTCATACAAGTCCCTTGTCTGCTCCTTGCCGTCAGCGTCCGTATAAGTCTCCGTTATGGTCTCGTTCTCCGTGGACACGTCTGTCACCAGGCGCCAATAGTAGGTGTTCGACACGTTCTCGTAAACTCCCTCCTTGATGTCGAACGTCTGGCACTTCGCCTGATCATACCTCACCCAGCCGTTCTGCGTCGCCGTCGTGCCGTCGTCGCCCAAGATGTAGCACTTCCAGCCAGTCACCTCGCCGTCAGCGTCAGTCACTGGCGACACGTGCTGCAACTTGCTCGACGCGCCGCTCAGGTACACGTTGCCTCCCACGGCGTAGAGCTTCCTTATCTCCAGCGAGTTGAACACCGCCTTGCCCCACACCATCAAGTCCGTGACCGACAGCGTGTATTTCCCCCGCGAGTTCTTCGTCACCCCGAAGCCCCTCTCCAGTGCCTCGTCAAACCCCCGCGAGCTTAACGCGTCAACCACCACGTTGCCTTTCTCGTCAAACTTGTAGCCGCCCGTCCCGAACGTAGCACCTCCATTCAGCTTAGCGAGCATGTCGGAGATTAATCCCTTGGCAAAGGTGTATATCTCTCGTATGTATTCCTCACGATACTTATTAGCATAATTCTGATCAACCCTCCTTGCGGAATATACGTTGCTGTCTGTTGCAGGAGTAGAATCATTTAATCCAATGACATACACGCCACCTCCACCAGAACCTGTTCCTCCTATCTGAATACCATTAACTGTAATAGACGTTACCTTATCCTCCAACTTACTCAATCTGCTCGAAGCTGCTTTTTCTCCAACAATGTAAGTAGGCTCATCGTAAGGTATATCCAGCTTTATATCCATGCCGATAATACGTGAATTGCGGTAATGCTTGCCATTGGCATCCACATCTGAGAACATGGGATTTATCAACTTGACCTGCTCGCCAAGAGGATGATAATTGTACACTCCATGGTTGTAGAACTTCACAGCATCCAAGACACAAGTGAAGTTGGAGTTGTCTATCATCGACTTCAAATAATAAACCTTTGCACGCTCATAGAGCGCATCCTGTGCCTCCTGTATGAGGTTTGTTTCTGTAATCTTCGTAGCGTCCCAGTTATACAGGAAGAACGTATCACCTTCCTTCGGGCACATCACACCGTCAGGAAGACTTCTGCCATACGTTTCATTAGCGACTATCTCGAAGTAATTAACCTGCTCTATAATTTTGTATTCCACATCAAACTCCATGCCCATAAGAGCACCACTGGTGAACTTAATCATCAATGTGAGATTTCTCTTAATCCATGACTTTGTGAAGTTGGTAGCAAAAGAATCCTTTGAGGTGACTTGCCAAAACGTCTGTGTTTTCTTCTCTCCATTCTCCTCAACAGTGCTGTCATAGGTCTTGATGCCGCTAACCGTACATTCCACCTTCGGGTATTCATCATCAAACATCACCACGCCCTCAATGGCTTGCTTCTCGTTCTTCACCACATTGGTATTCTCTAGATAGCCGTCCTTTGAGTAAAAGCCATCTGAATCAACCTCATTGTTGGGAAGCATGAGGTAATCGGTTGCTATGCCGTCTGTGGTTACGTCCGCATCCGACCCAGTGAAATATCCTGTTGGGATATTCTTGTCTGAGCCGAATGCGTACAGTCGAGTGATATAAGATGACTTGGATTCGGAGTATGACATGGAGAGCATATCAACGCCTTGCTCAAACGTTACTTGCCCCGTCATCTCACAATATCCAAGGTATATAATGTTACCATCCACCCACCACTCGCAATCGAGGGCGTTTTCATCGCAGATGGCGTTGAGAGCATCAAGTATGCTGATAGAGCCGTATTCAATATAGAAACGCTTGTCTACGTCGAATGCCCCTTTGTTGTATGTAGTATAGTCTACGGCAAAATCAAGACCATTGTACTTGTAGCCCAAAGCTTTGAGGTTGTTAAGGATGACATTAAGGTGCACGCCTACTGTCGTGGTGAGCTTGAAAGAAGTCTCATTAGCACCATACTGAGGGCGGTACTTGCAGATTTTATTCTTCCAAGCCATGTAATAGGCATCCATTTGCAGCTCATAGTCGTAACCGTCAGTACTGTCATTATATTTCGGGAAATAGGCTGAGGTTAGCTCAAAATAGCCAAAGCCAGGTATCTCCACGGAATCACCTATCTCAAAGTACACGGGCTCTGCCGTGGAAAACTTCAAGATAACATAGTGATGGTCCATTAACTGCCGTGACAGCTTTGAACCTTCGCAAACGTCCTCTATCGTATAGAAGACTTCGTTATTCCGCTTTATCTGTATCATCCTTATCATATTTTACTTGTTTCTCCCCTGTCAGTGGGGTCTGGCTCATTGAGCTTCAAACTGAACTTCGCTAACTCACGCATGAACTCACTGAACTGCGTGCAAGAAAGGTAGGTACAGTGATACCATACCGCAGGTTGAAATGTGGTATGGATAGTCACTTGACCAGTCGCTAGGACTTCATCACAGAACTTCCCATAGTTGGCAAGGAACGCCTCAGGCGTTTTCGCAGACATATTGAAACTAACCGTTATCTCCCTCTCGTCAAGGCGAGGATTGTGCATTATGACAGACTTACCGTCCTTTGAACGATACTTGTTGCTGATGAACTCCTTGTTTGGCGCAGGTGTCATCAGCGTACTAAGGGCGGTATCGTCCATGAATATGCCATATTCCGTGTAGGCATCCTTGCCGTTGATTAATAATTGTCCTTTAAGCATACTTCAAATATTCTTTAGCCTTGCATTCATGTCATCCAACTTACTGCCGAAATCAGTATATGTGAGTTTAACGTACTTCACTACATCTTCCAAGTAGCTGTTGGTCATTATCATCATGTTGCGTATCTCTAATACCGCTCCATTGGTTGACATTCCAATCGTTACGAGAGTTTCCATCATCGCTATGGTCGTCTCCATGTCTTGCGCTATGGTCTCTCCTGCTATCTGTAGAGCGGTGAAGCGACCATTCAGCTCGTCTGCCGTCTCCTGCCCCATTGAAGACCAACCTCCACTCGTTGCGGACTGGGAGGATGAGCCTGTATAGCCTGTTATCTTCGAGGCTTCATCCCTAAGCTCCAAGCCTTTTTGGACAATATCATTGTACTCCTTGTTGAGGGTGTCAATCTCGGATTGTGTGAGGCCGTCCTTCGCCAACTCTGCCCACTTGTCATAGAATGTCTGTAAGTCCTTGTCAAGCAAGTCACCCACCTTGGCTTTGAGCACCGCCTTCATAAGGTACTTGGAGAAGTCGTCAGTGAAGTCTTCCGCTTCCTTATCCATATCCATGAGGGTATCGAAAAAGTTGTTCTCCAAGTCCTCGAATGAGGTCTGCGTGATTTTCTCGCTCAGTTGGTCGTTGAGGTCGTTGATGGCTTCTGCGTACTTTTCGATATAGTCCTGTATCATGCTTGGCAACTGGTCAGAACGTCCACCCTTGCCTCCTTCCTTGCGGTACTCGTTCAGGATGGCGATGAACAAATCCTTGTCTGTATCACGTATTTTCTTCATGTCCTCCGCTGACAGCGAGAGGAAGTCCTTACTCGATCTCACCGTTTTGCCGAGGATGTTAGAAACTTGCGCCATGGATTGCTTCCATATCTTGTTGTCATCCACCGATGAGTTAAGTGAAGACCGCCATGTGCCGTGCTTCTGCGCTTCCGCTATCATTGCCGCCGAGGCGTTCTTCTCTTCTGCCTTGATAAGTTCCTTTGACTGCTGGTAAGCGTCATTCACGCCTACAAGACTGTTGGTCTTCTGCATCGTGGTGTTCAGCTCTTCAAGGCACTTGGCCAGCACCGTGTTCTTCTGGTTCAACTCGTCTATCTTGTCTTGCATCTTCGCGGTGTTGTCGCCGCCGATACCAAGGGCGGAAGTGAAGTTTTGCAAGGATGACACGCCCTTGGATAATGCTCCTATGTAGTTACCACTAACGAAGTCTGCCGCAGCTCCTGCCGCGTCATTGAATGCCGACAAGCCTAGTGTAGCTTTGCCTGCCATCCCATCCATACCGAGCTTGGAGAATAGGTCGGGGAGTTGGTCTATGCCCTTTTTCGTGATGAGCTCCTGAGCGTCAGAGAACCAGTTTGCGATTGCGTCCTTGGTTGACACCTTGGCACCGTCCTCCTTGCTCTTGGCTTCAGCCGTGGCCTTTGCCGTCTCCCTGCGTGCCTTGGCGAGCTTCCCTTCGAGCAGGGCAAGTTGGGTAAGGAGCGTTGCCATCTCTTGATACTCCTTAGTCGACTTGTCTATGCCGTACTTGTCAAGGTTGGATTGTATACCTGCCGTGTCACCTCCGAGGTCGCTTACGCCAAGGTCCATGGCCCTGTCGTTGGCTTGGCTCAATGCTTGCTCATACTGTTTGGCTATGTCAGCTTCTTTCTCTTTCGCCTCATTAAGGGCGAGCTGTGCATCTTTCGCCTCATTGATACGGCGTATCTGCTCTTGCTGCTTGGTGCCGACGAAATCGAAGAGCCCTCCTTGCTTGCTTATCTCTGAGTTGATGTCGTTAACCTTCTCCTGCACCTTCGATATGTCGGACACATCTGTCAGTTTGCCACTCTTTAGCAATTCCTGTAACTGGTTACGGAGAGAAACCAGATACTCCTTCGTGTGTGAGGTGAGGTCAGAGAAGACATTCTCCCAGTCTATCTGCTCAAATATATCGCTTGCATCAAGTTTCTGCAACTCGCTGTCACGTTGGTTGGCAAGTGATGCTTTTTGGTAGGCATTCTCCGCCTTGGCTATCTTCTGTGCGTATTCCTGCGTGATGGCGAGCTTCTGCTGTTGAATGTCGCCATACTCCTTCAAGTACTCATTGAGGTCGTTGCGTTCTTGCTCCAACTGCTCCTTGCTTATCTCTGCTGTTTTATGCACCTTGTCGAGGTTGGCGAGATGTCTTGCTTCACCGAGTGCTTTTGTCTGTTCCTTGGTGAGGGTTCCTTTCTTGCCAGCTTCCTTATTCTTCTTCTTGAACTCTGCTTCCTGTTTGTCAATCTCGGCAGAACGCTTCTTGTAGTCGTTCTTGATTTCAGCAAGCTTCTTCTCTGTACCTTCACGCATGAGGGAGATTTCACTGTCGGCGTTGTCTTGCTGAAGCCGCTTCAAGTCCTCATTCAACTCCTCCTGGGCTTTCTTGCGGTCTTCGGCTGTCTTCTTAGCATCGGAGGAGGCTTTCTTGACTTTGGTAGCGTTCTTCTTGGCATTGGCTTCTGCCTCTTCCTTCTCACGCTGTTTCCTCTTGGCATTGTCTTCTGCCTTGGTCTGCTTGGTGTTAGCTGCATTGGTATAATCCCATCCTCGTTGAGCGATATCATTTGTTGACATCCATTTACCATTGACTAGCGCACCAGACTTCTTGTTGTTTGCAAGGTCGCGTGCCAAAGCAGAGAAGTACTTACCTAAACGTCCCAGTTCTGGAATATTCATATTCTGCATCCACGATGGTATCTTGGCATCGAAGTTGACGTGGAAGTTGATGTTGTTCTCGGAATAGTTCTGCATGAACTCCTTGACACGGTTGTAGAGAACGTGTACATCCTCACCGGCACTCTGGAGCTGCTTCTGCAAAGCATTTATCCTGTTCTTGGTTGAGGTAGCCCTATTACCGAAATCTTCAGTAGCATCTGCAGCTTTGTTGATATTATCTGTCTCCTCGGTATGCCGCTTCTTTGCCACTCGAAGTTCATAGAGATAGCCTATCAAAGCCTCCATGGCATCTCTTGTCTTGTCTCCTGTAAACCCAAAAGCATTAGCAAGATTTTCTGATTCTGAAATCAAAGAAGCTTCCAGCTGATTGTATTGTTTCAGATATGTCTGATACTCCTTGGAGTGCTCATTCAAGCCAGACATCTTCTGTTCCAACTCATCAAACTGCTTGATAACCGAATCAGATACGATGTTCTGTATGCCTACCGCAATACCACTACTGGAGGTTCCATAATCCTTCAACTTATCCAAAAGAGCTTGCTGAGCACTATCAACACGGTTGTTGTATTCTTCGTTGACTTTAGAGATTGCATTGGCTCTGTTGCGCTCTGTAGCCTCCAGTTTGATTTGCTCGATAAGCTCATTAGACTTATCAATCTCCTGCTGCTTAACACTAACGAGGTTACTCTCATCTTCTTTGATCCTGTCAATGGTAATACCATAGTTGCTATATATGCTTGACAGCTCCTTGATGGTGTCCTTATAAACCTTGGAGCCTTCCTTTGCAGTCTTCAGAATAGAGACTAACGACTCGACCTTACTTGATGCTTCATTTGCACTCTCGGTAAATTTGGAGGTCTTGGTTGCTGCATCTTCAGCACTATCGCCGAATAATCCGAATAGGGTAACACCAGCAGCAATTACACCCAAGACAAGACCCAAAGGATTAGATGACGAAACAAGGTTGAACAGCGCCATCGCGTCCTTTGCGGAAGTTATAGAACGTGCCAAAGAAATAAATGCCTTAGCACTTTCCCAAGCTATTTGAGCCTTTGATATTGCAATCATTGCCAAAACTGAAGCTTTGTATGCTCCATAGGCAGCAACAACGGTCATAAGAACTTTTCCTACAGTCTTCCAGTTCTCAACGAGTGTAGAAACAACTCCTAATCCGGTATTGATGACACCCTCCTGAGACTTACCAAGTTCGTTGAACATCTGCTCGATGGCGTCCTTGATATTACTTATCTGACCGGTAATGGTCTTAGATTGAGCTTCCATCAATCCACCGAACTTACTACCCTCTGCAGACATATTCTGCATTGCCTGAATGAAAACATCGCTGGTTACCTTGCCAGCCTTAATTTGCTTCTGGACCTCCTTGATAGCATTGGTAACGTCAAGGCCCATAACCTTTGCAATCTCATCTGCAATAGGAATACCACGATTAAGGAACTGGTACAAGTCCATGGTGTCCATCTTTCCCTTGGCAATGGTCGTACCATAGAGCATTACCATATCCTGAAGATTCAAACCCATACCTGCTGCAACGTCACCTAAGCCTATGAGTGTCTTATTGACATCTTCTGCTGCTACATTGAACGCAATGAGCTGCTTGGCTCCCTCCGTGACATCCTCGACACCGAATGGAGTAATGGCTGCTGTGCGGATCAGCTGCTTCATAAGCGCATCAGCTTTCTCCTCAGACTGTAGCATAGTCTTGAAAGCCATTTCTGTCTGTTGGAACTGACCGCGAACCTGCATCATCTGATTGACGAACTTGCCAATGCTCCAGCCGCCAATGGCAATATTCATGCTGTTTTGCATTTTCGAGATTATGTCGTCAATGGACTTTCCGTCCTTCTCAACCCTCTCGGCAGTCTGATGAACTGCGTTCTGAATGTCTCGAAAACCAGAAACTACCTTAGAGGTCTCGACTATTGTATCGAATTTTATACTTGGCATATTGTTCTATTTTTCCTTGGCTTTATAGTAACTTATAAAGAATCCTCGGCAAATCACCATTCAAGACTGTTCTTTTTATTACATTATCTCATATATGCGCTTTTAAAGTGCCAACTCTGTTAACCAGCACATCAAATTGCTTGCAGGTTAATCTTCTCGCACACGCGCGTAGGAGGTCGGTTAAAACTCCATCTCGGACTCTCTCACTGCTTTCATTACGGCCTCTTTATCGTTGCCGTCTATGAATTCTTCATCTTCTGCTGGCAGGTGTACTCTCTTTCTCTCATCGTCAGACAAATAGATTGATGTTATCTTGTCTTTGAGCATGAGAGTGAGGTTATTATATGAGATACCCCACACAACGTAGTCAAATGTCCATCCGTATCGTTCACAAGCTGCGTCTATCAAAGAGCCCCAGACGGTCTTCCCTCCAAAGATGAACTGTCCTGATGCGCTCTTCGCCGCATTCACCTTTGACATCCTCTTTGATTCTTTGTCTATGCCAGCACCTTCTACTATTGCTTGATAGGAGTTGTTCCTAAGAATGCAGATGAGCAAAGTGGCTATGTCTTGGTTGGGGAACTTAGAGATAAGTTTCTGCTGGACATCCACGATACGGTTATTCAAAAGCTCTTCTTTCGTCTTTATGGTATGATAGGCAATAAGTCTGCATGACTCCTCTCGTTTGGTATTGATAATGCGTAGAGCCTCAACAAAAGGGTCTATCATCAAGTTCTCCCTATTCACGTCCATGCTTTCAATGAGCTGGGAGGTTAAGTACATCTTGCCCAATGTCATGGGGTATATGTCAAAATGGGAACTGCCAAACTCAAAACCGATGGGAATGTCGGTAAGAACGTTTGCTATGATATTGCCTAAGTCTTTCATACTACCTGCTTTAAGCACCCAAGGCAGGACTCGAACCTGCGACTTTCAACCAGCTTTTGAAGACCCTGGATTTTTATGCGACGGACTATTTGGTCTCGCTCTTCCCCTGAGCTACTTGGGTAGGTTGCCGGCTGATAACCCTCAGTCGGCTGAAGGGATATTAGGATATGCCTATGTCTCTGCGTAGGTTCCCGTGATTTCAGCAGGAGCTGTTTCACCATCCTGCGGTTTCTTGAAAGTCAAGGCATACTTTCCACCTGTTACCTTTGTGGCAGTAATGACACGCCAACGATAAGCACAATAGACGTCCTCACCATTCGAGTTGACAGTCTTAGCCACCACATCACCTTCTGGGATGAGAGCTGAGTGAGTGTAAGTGATAAGAGCACCGCTCTCAGTTGTATAGGCCTCCTCTGCGCCAATAGTAGTGTTACCCATATAAACGCCAGGAATCTCGGCGTCTTCCGGCTGGATAGCCAAACGGTAGTTACCCTCTACTGTACCGTCGATGGTCTTGAATGGCTGCGACTGGTTCTTCTTGATGAAGAGCTGATATGCAGCCTCGTAGGTGGACTTCTTTGTCTTGCGGTCAACAATTCCGCCACCTTCCTCAACCTGGGTCATTGTATCGCCCTTCGTAGGAGTAACAGTAGTAGTGCCATCCTTTGGAGTTGGGAGCTTAGTCCACTCGTTCTTTTTGCTACCTACCTCTTGAACGTAAATAGTGCATTTGCCCCATGATGTTACTGACATAATTTAATAATTTATGAGTTTATATTCAACTTGATTATTTATTACATGTTCTCCCGTGCTTGTTGCATATACCCTTTGCTCAATAGCGTGGGCTGCATACTCGCTCGTTCTGAACGTTTCCAAGAGATTCCAAGCCAGTTTGCAGATTTCGTCAACTCTGATAGTGTTCTCCTCGAACTGCCCATCTACGTCCTGGTCTTGTGTATATATGTTTACATTTATAATTGCCGTTTGAAGCTGCGTTCCCTCATTAGCCAAGATGGAGATAACGACATCTTCATTATGAGAATTATGCGGTCTCATCGTCTTTGACAGCTTGCCATTGACGTTGTTCATGAAACCACTTTCGTTGATGTACCGGTAAACATCTGTCTTAATTGCTCCGTCTGATTTCATATCTTCCACTTGTTTATTTCATTAACTGCTGAGTCTATTGCTGTCTTCACACGCTGCTCTACAATGGATGTGGCCCATATCTTCGTTGATGCGAGGACATCCTTGCTTTTCAAGGCTTCCACATCTCCTGCGTATTCCATTCCGGCAACGACAACCAAAGCATAAACCCTGGAATATTCCTTAGCAAGGTCATTGATCATCTTCTTGCCCTTTACAGATCCGTCTGTGCCACTGAGGACCTGTGAAAAGGCTGATTCCATATATTTACTTCCCTGCTCGTACACTGCGAACCCTATAGAACTTCTAAGGTTGCCTGTATGGTCTATCCAGCTTTCTTTGGCAGACCTGTCACGGATTCTAACCACAGATTCGTCTCCTAGCTTGCTCAATGCCTTAAGCACATTCTCCTGTATCTTCCTTGCGGCTCTATGTAGGAAGGCATCAAGAGCGGAAGCGTTGGTTGTCATTCTTATGCCCATAGCTTGCACTGAAGTTGATAACGATGAAACCCCTTAACCTTGATGGTCACTTCCTCGCCATCTAAAAGGACTAACTTTATGAAGTCTCCATACTCGAACTTCTTAATGCCTACTGGCAAGTTATACACAGTATAAGAGTAGTAATCTATGGAGCCATCCGGTATGACTATTTTATTCGCCTCACCAGCAGGAACGACATCGCAAGCACAACAGAATTCCCATTTAGATTTGCCTGGGCGATAGTTACCGTCTTCATCTACGAATCCGTCAACCTTAATTTGGCGATATAGCTTAGAAGCATGAAAACTCAACAAACTCATCAGCAGTTAATATAAACCGTCGGTCGAGGCGTGAGTGTAACTTCTTCCTCGCCGATGGCATTATACAGTCTATTCACCTGAACCAATATAGCCTTTCGCTGGTCTTCAGAAAGTGAGCCAATGGATTTATCCGACTCGGAGAAGCTAACAGCTTGTATAAGAGAAAACAGGCAATCGGCAAGAGCGCCTTTGAAAGAGTCACTCTTGGCAATAGTGCTATCGAATATTTCATCAATGCTTATTTCTCGCTTGATGCATGCATTCTCGATAAATCCATAAGGTATGGGAATATGGATTTCGTCCACTAAAGCTTGCCCGATTGTCTTCATTTCTTATTCTGCTTTCGTTGCACTTTCTGTGAACTGCTTCTTCTTCGAAGGAGGAAGAGCGTTATACGCATCAATAACGTCCTTGTCTGAGGCATCGCTTGCAAGCGTAGAGCCAAGACCATTCAAAGTCTTAATAGCTTCAGGTTTTTTATAAGCCTGACCTGCAATAGTTACCTTTGCGTCGGTTGTATCAGCATCTTCCGCGCTCTTATCTACCTCTACTTTTGGGTCTGCCAATGTGGTATCTATCTGGTAGATCGTATCTACGTCCTCAATCACTGGCAAACAGTAGGCTTGTACCGCTGTTGTCTCCTTCAATGGGTCGGTGGTCGAGAATTGAGAGATTAGCTTGTAGTCTATCTGTTGATAGGTGACACCAGAAACACGGTTCGTTGCTTCTGCAACCTGACCATAGACGAGTGCTCCAATCATCTCAGAGCACACACCGATAACCATGTTATTATTCCATGGCTTTACGCTCTTCTTGCCTCCATCGTGCTCCAAACGTACCGTCCTGTTGATTATTTGGAAGGACACGCCAGTCTCATCGAGAAATGCCTCCTGGAACGCACTTGCCGTTGGAATAGGCAGTTTTGTTTGAGTGTCGTATGTCTGACCACGATAGTTAGCAACTAATTCTCGTGCGTCTTGTGCTTTTTTCAGAGCGTCAAACTTAGACTTGCCAATCCAGAACTTGATGATTGTGTTACCGTCGTTAGCGGCACGCTCAATGCAGTTCTTTAAATCTGCCACAGTAAGCCCCTCATCTTTGTCCGCTACCCCAAGTATGTTGTCGGGCAAGTATTGATACTTTATACGAAGGAGCTCCTTTGGGTTGTCATCGTCTCTTATGGCTACATAGCCGTTTGACAACCCATAAAGAAGAGCATACTCGTTTCGCTCATCAACACCTACAGAACAGGCTATAGGGTCTTGTGCGAGCTTACGACGTATCTCAGCGACCTGCCCACCTTGTGATTCCATCATCCTAAGCTGTAAGATTTCAGACTCTTTGAGCGACTTCTTCATACCCAACTTAGGTAACTTACCGCTTGCTGTTGATATTTTGTCACGTGATTTCAACGGTACAGGAGAGTCAACAGCCACATAGTCCGCCGCTACATACGACGTATCTACCGTATCAGATTCCCACTTGTTGTCAGGAGAATAGACACGGCGAAGAATTGACGTGTCCTTATGTAGATAGGTAAGCTCGTTTTTGCGCTTACCGTTAATCTTCTCAATCAGCGTCTTTAAGATTGGGAAGAAACTCAAAATGTATTTGAGAAACAATGAACTCTGTTGCATATTCTACCTCCTTAACCGATTACGTCATGCCCCCATTGAAGGGTAGGCACTGCTGTTTTCAAAGCCGCCTTGATACTATCAACAGAATAAGGGGCAGCTTTATCGTTAGCCTCTCCTGCCGTCATAACCCCTACATGAGGATTGTCTTTCGGTGCCGTTGTCATGCAGACACCTACATACTCGCAATTTTCTGGAAGCGTGCCATAAGCACTTCCTGCAACAGGCATTGGCTTATACTCACCGCTCTTGGTATCACGGATAATAACGTGGCCGCATTGGATGAAATCACCATCAAAGCCTGTCATGTCGAGAACGACACCTCCCATGATGCCATTCACGTAATTTCTAATGACCACAGACTCTTTGCCAGCATCAAAAGAAATTGTCTCGTTTACGCCATACATAAATTAAAAAGATTAAGTGTTACAATGTTTCGGCAAGCGCATCGATTTCATCGGCTTTCAAGACTTCGGGTTTGTCTTCCTCTTTGCGATTAGGACCTGTAGGAGCACCCAGTTTACCCAAGCCCTCGTTCGCACGCTCTTGGTCGATTGCTGCCAAGTCTTCAACCACTCCGTCATAGAAGTCATCAAACTCAGACTCATTCTCGAACTTCATCCTGTCGAAACTCTTCAGGACTGATTTTCCGAAAGTGCCCTTGTCTTTAAGAAGAGCCTTCAATTTTGAGCGACGCCCGTCTGCCTCACGCTCCGACTTCAAACCAAGAATCTCGGTTTGCAAAGCCTTGTTTTGAGTGATTAGAGCCTGTGCCCATGCAGGAACTTTCTCTTCTGATTCTTTCTCTGATTTGTGGTCGTCTTTCTTAATACCGGTGCCGTCAGGATTAGTATCGTCGTCATCGTTATCATCAGCACTATCCCTAAATTTTTGGATAGTACGTTGCGCTGTCTTCTGCGCAATTTTAAGGAAAGGAATAACCGCATCAACTTGTTTTTCTATCTCTGCGTTTACATCCTCATCCGAGGCTTCTTCATCGAGTTCGAAGTTATTGGCAACATCGGCAGCAATACCCTCTAACTCTTCTTTACTGAACCCCAACGCCTTTGATTTGAGTTTCAGAACATTTAATACTAACTTCGTTTTCTTTTTCATTATAATGAATATTTAGTTGAAATTATCAAATAAATATCCCAGTACGAAGTCGTAGCAAGTATGCAACAAAGTTAAGAAGAAAGTATTTAATCACAAAACATTATATAAGAAAAAATGCCTTGTGGCTAAATACTTTATATGTAAGTATAAATATTTACTCTTGGTAATGTAAACAATCGCTTCCAACACCTTTAAGATATATTGAATACCTTTTACACAACTCTGTGGCACCTTTAAGGTCATTCAGTCTGTAGTTACCACATTCAACCTCCGTTGCGCCAGGGATGTGTCTCGCTTTGGAACAAATTTGGAAAGCATCCGCTATTTCAGATTTGATTAGCTCGATGCTACACCATCCTTTGAGGATTAAATAGAAGCCTGTTAAACACCCCATAGGTCCGAAGTACAAAACCGTATCACGTAATGGGCTATCGTTCCTAAGATAATCTGCCATCAAATGCTCGATTGTGTGGGCAATTGCAGGTGTCATCATGTCCTTGTTTGGCTTACATACACGAATATCGAAAGTCGTAATCTCTTCGTTACCCAACTTGTCTATTCGTGAGACGTAAAGACCTGGTTTCAACTTCATGTGATTTACTTGGAAACTTGGTATCATTTTCCACCTCCTTTTGTTAATTTAAGTTTCTTACAACGATTGTAGATGGCATTCTCATCAACGCCAATCTTGGTTGCAATGGCTTTTGCAGAATACTTGCCATACATCTGCCTAATGACGAAATCATCATTAGCCGTGAACACGTGGTTGTTTGTTATTCCCATCTCATGCATCTTGCGATGTATAGACCAATAGTTTCTCCCAAGTGCTTTGGCAATTTCTGAAGTTGACTTTACCAAAGCATTAACCTTGATAAACTCAATTTCTTCCTTACTAAAATGTTTTCCTCTACTCATACTTCTCTTTACCGTTTATATTTTTTACAGTATTAAATCTTCATTTCCATATTGGCTTTTTCTGCCATTAAAGCGCTCACTTTATCTTTGAGCGGTTGGAGTACTTGCCGCAGTTCCACGTTGATAGCGTTCATACTCATCGAACTCCATTTTTGTCATTTTTGTTTTCCATAGTCCCTACAAAACAATTAAATATAACCAGCTATTTGGTTGTCTCTTTCCTTACTTCGCGAGCAAGATAGTCGGCACTGTACTGGTTGACTTCGGCCTGGTCGCCGATTTCCTTATCAATCATGTCGCGAACACGAAGCAGGAAATCCTGCTCGTAGCGACGCGCCTTGCGGTGGGCGATAGAGCGGAGGGTGGCACGAAGCACGCGCACGGCCTGTTCCAGCTCCCGCTGCTCACGCTTCTTCTCCTTTTGGTTCACAGCCTTGCTCGATTTTTTTGTTCACGTAATCAATCTCGTCGGTAAAGTAATCGTACATGCGCTTGCACCATTCATCGGGTGGCAGGCCGTACAAGCTATCGGCGCGGCGTTTGGCCTCGGTAAGCGTGAGTAATTGGGCCCTGAGACAAGCGACACGGCCTATCTCGGCGATGTCTTTTCTGGTAAATCCTCCGAGTCTGTGGATGAGATATTTTTTCAGTTTGTCTTTCATGTTTTTTTTAGTTTATGTTTTGTATGTTTAGTCCAATGGGCATTGTGGGCGTAGACGGCCGCTCATAGCGCACCTACTTTCAGCCCGAGCTCATGTGCGATAGCGAGGAAGAGGAAGAGCTTGTCGGGCGAGACGTTGGTAGGACGGCCCTCGCACGAGACCTTGCCGTCGGCGACTTGGAAGTAAGTGGTAGTGGCAGGGGTGTCGATGTGGTAAATTTGGCGTTTCATTATTTTCTTTGCCAGTCTTGCTTTCCATTCCTTATCGTGGATGGAGCCTACAATCTCTACATCGCCTTTGTAATCGTTAACAACAGCTCTATATAACGACCACGTGCTTTCGGTTACATGGTTGGCATACACCACATCGACACAGTAACCACGCTCACCGTCAGTAACACGACCGATAACCTTGCCATTGTGTGCGAGTATATCACCGTCATATATCTCCTTGCCGTTCTTGTCTTTCAGTCCAGTGTTATTGCCAACAGTCTCTGGGTCAACCTCATACCTACCAACCTTTGTACGAGGCTCTAAGCCAGTTGCTGTTACTTTCTGGTTGTGAACCAGGTCACCATATCGCCAAGCATCAGTAAAGATGTCTTTGCCACGAAATTTAATTGTTCTCATATTATCATTTATTCTTTATGCCAAATGGTGTACCATCGGCAAATGTATAATTCTCCAATATATAATCATAGTCCATAAAGTTATCATTTCTACCAATAGTTGCTTTACTATCCCTAATTCCTGTAATAACAAATTTTCCGTGATATGCTTTTACCCAACCAAAAGGTTGATGCTTTTGCATTTCTTCCCAACACTCTTCTGCATTGGCAAATGGGCGGTACTTATGCTCAGGTTCTAATTTGAGACGGTATTCATACATGTTAACATTGAATGCTGGCGTAGTAGCTTCTGCCCAACGTTCATCACCTAATAATCTGTATAATACTGGTTTCCCTTCTGCAAACGCCTGTATGATAGGCAGCAGTTCTTTCGCTTGTTGTCTGTTCATTGCTTGTTGAATTTCTTGTAATTGTACTTGCTTATTAGCATTGCCGCCTTTTTGATTCGATGGTCTATCCTTGTTTGGGTTACCAAGGTATCAACCAACCTGTCATACCAATATGCGGCAAGGCGGTCTGTCCTCGTGTTCATTATCTTCTTTGCCAGTCTGATTTTCATGCGTTTTTGTTGTTTAAGTAATCCTTTATCGTGAGGCGTAGGCGTTTTGCCTCGTCTCGCAAGAGCTTGTTTTCTTCTTCGAGCTGTGCTATGAGGTGAAGGTATGACAATTCGCTAATCTTGTCCATCGTCGCAATATCCACTTGCCTTGTGTTTGATTCTGTAAGGTTTTGCCATAACTATATCTTTTTGAGTTTAATCTTTATTGCCCTCAGATGCCTCTCGCCTCCTGCCCAGTAACATGAGCGTCTGAGGTAAAAAGGCTGGCCTTTGAGCCAAGGGAACTTTTCATAAAAGGCTTTCCACTTCGTCCTCCCTGCGGTCAGCGCAGGAACTTCGATGCAGCTTCTTATGTAGCAACTACCGAAGACCAAGGTGTTGTCGCACATATTCATCTTCACCATTATCTCCTATGTATAAGTCCTTAACAAGTAGGGCGTAGCCATCCTCTGACCGTGTTTTGTTGTAGCCTTGCCGCAAATACCATTCCAGCGTCCACCGTGGGGTTTCATCTTTGTAAAATTCGAGGGCCACCACGCGGCAATGGCTCTTGCGTGCGAGCTGTTCGGCCAGCTTTAGAAGTCCCTTGCCGATGCCGCACTTGCGGTTGGGTTCGTCAACGTAAAGGGCGTAAATGAGGGCGTCCGCGTGATATTCGTCTTTTAGCTCCTGCTGGTTGAACACGGCTACCTGCACGGATGCGTTGTTGATGCTATCAGTTATGAGTATGTGGTCGCTCCAAAACCACTTTTGATATTGTACCTTGTTGTTTTTTTGCTCATAGCTATCTTTTTCTCTAAGTTCGACAGGTTCATCTTCCCAAGATAAACCTCTTCCAATAAGCTTACTAATAGTACCTTTAGGCAATTCTATTGAATATCCTTGATAATAGGGATCACCTGTATCATCATTACGCTCATCATGTTTAGGATACCACTTTTTGTAATTTTCACCAACGTATGTACCCCATACATGGTCTTTATCTTTTTGTGTATTTCCTCTGAACGGGCTTACATTGAAAATCTTTTCTGTACCATCTTTATCTACTGCCAACCATGTTCTTTCCATAATTATTCCTCCTTTCCGTCACAAGTGTTCTTCAGTCGCTCTTGGAGGCACTTGATGATTATCCGCTGGTCCTCGTTGTCCTTGCATACTTCCTTGTATGCCTTGATGAGGTCGTCGATTACGCTTTGCTTGCCTATCCTGTAGTATAAGAACCAGGCAAGGACGATGTTGATTACTGTTAAGATGATTAATGTTGTCATAATTTATTTGTTTTTGTTTCCTCTCCCTGTTGCCAAGGAGAGGGGGGGGGGTAGTTACTTCTCATAGATTATTTCCAATCCATAAGCTACAGCGGCATCGTGCTCAATCTTACAACCACGTGCCTTTTCCCAACCTTTGCAGAAATAAGCAGCGTGACACAAGCTCATATTCTCCAAAGACTTCGCAAGGAAGCAAAGAGGAATCTGAACGACTCCACGCTTCTGCATCTGCTCTTTGCTATACCACTCATCGGTGAATAGCGTGTTCACAACTTCGTAGCCTTTCTCTTTGAGAGCTATAATAGCCTTCTTTCTTGTAGCTACGATTTCTTCTTCTGTCTTTCCAGCCATTGGCTGACTTAACATAGCTTTTAACATATTACTATCTATTTATGCCCGAAGGCGTTAAACATTATTTCCCTTGATATATAACTGACTTAAATCCGCCCCATTGTGAATAAGGACGTTTACCGCCATTAAGCCATTTATGAGAAGTTCCAACTGTTCTTTATCGACAATGAACAATTTTCTTGCTTTCTTTCCTAAAACAGTAATCCAATATAATTCACTCATTGCTTTTAATTTAATAATCCTATAATATCTAAAGATGAATTTCCATCTAAACATTTACCATTCGGGGCATACATATGATTACCAAAATCTTCAATTCCGCCCTCTTGAACATATAACTCACTATGATGATTAATTACATCTGATGTATTAACAAGTACTGCTTTTCTACCATCTCTTGTTTTATATAATGTTCCGAAAGGTTTATTAAAAATACCCCGCAAATTTATTTCTTTTTTTGTTGTTTTAGGGAGGTCATCTATATAAAGATAACTGTGAGCGTCAACAATGTTGATATACAAATCCCACTTAGCATTGAAGTTCCAATTTGTTTTTTCTAGTATTCTATGTGTATCAACAACATAAAAGCGACCATCCTTAAATTGAACTAAAAGATTACTTTTTGCCTCGTTAGGTACTTCCTCAGCAGGATGCCACAAGTTCCCTTTTAATATTGCTCTTTCTCCAACTTTAAACTCTTCCATTTATAACTTATTTAATTCTTTTATATCTTTTATTGCTAAATCAAGTTGCCTTTGATTACCAATATAACGAGTACAGAACCCTTCCAGAATCTTTGTAGAATCTGTGTAAACAAGGCAATCAGAATATTTTATACTATCTCCATTTACCATTACTGTATATGGGAAGCGTTTATTAGTTGTCTCTCCTTTGAAGTAACCGACTCCCCATATATGCTCAGTATCAAATTCCAAATTTCTACATAAGACTTTAGCTCCTTTTGTAAGAGGATTGCCTAAAACATCGTTTTGATAAATCATTTTAGGAACATACTCATCTAACTCATCGTCAAACTCATAGCAGTCTGGGCAGTAGTGCTTATCACCTATCTCTACCCATTCGCTTTCCATTGCTTGCTCTTTTGCAGTTCCTTCGTCCAACCAAGCCACAATACCGTTAAACTCATCTACGAAGGCTTTTCCACATCTGTCACATACCACAGAATACATAGTAACTGGCTTAATCATTTCTTACCTCCTTCCTTAGTGTTTATGTAAGCTAATTGGTTGCATATCCATAGGGCTGAAATCATTGCAGGGAAGAGGAGTAGTATTCCAGTGGTGCTCTCTTCGCCAACGTTTGCATATCCAAGTAAGGTATAATAGAGAATGTACGTTAAAGTCAGGTATGTAATGATGAATAGGATAGCTTCTGGTTTCATTCAGCACCTCCTTTCTTTGGAAGCAAATCATCTATATAGAGCCAACGGTGAACATATCCTGCGTTGTTGCAAAGGCTTTCGTAGGTTGTAGTACTACGCCACAAAGAGTATTTGCAAGCGGTAATATCATTAAGCTCAACAAGTATCATACCATGCTCACTCATTACAGGCTTCTCACTATTGTTATGCCACAAGTCCTTCAAGAACTCATTGATAGCCCACATAGCACCCTCTTTATAAGCAAACTCTATATCAACACAAGGGTCTTCGTCATACTTGACAAAATAACCGTTTTTGTTGATATAATCTCTTGCACTCTCGTCTATTTTCTTTTCATCAATCATAATCACTTTACTCTTATGAATTTAACTCTCTTCCTATCCTTGCGCTCATTGGGGTTACACTTAATGCGCCTGCAAGGGTTCTCATAAATGTCACTTTGCAACTCACCAAAGAAGCAACCAATGCAGTTTCCTTTCTTGTCTTCAACTACTTTTAAGGTAATCTCAGAGCCTATTGGTATATCAATCATCTTATATCCTCCAATGATTTTGTAGTTCCTACCAGCTTTGCAGTATCCTCGTTGTAAGGGAGGCATTGAAGCCAATAGGTACCAGTGCAAACAGCTTTACCATTTTCCATGTAACTGAAGAAATCACAACTCCACTTTTCGTCATCACTATTCCTGACAAGCACCTTGTCGAATGGCTTGAAGCTATACTTAGGCTCAATAGGTTTATTAGGCTCGTTGGGCTCGGAGTTACCTACCGTGATTCTGACTGTCTTTACGGAGAACTCTCCTGTCGTGAGGTTGATGCAGGGTTCTATGTTGTAGCTCTGGCAACAGGACTCGAAATCGCAGGTGTTAAAAGTGGACTTGCCTTCTTTTTTCTTTACTAGGAACTTCGCTGCGGAAAACTCCGTGTAGGCACCGTTTGCCCATTCGAGGAACATGACCACGGTTCCCCCGTCATTGCTTACGAGTATCGCGCCTTTCTTCCAGATGAACTTCCGCCAGTCGCGCATATCCTTGGAGGGGAACAAGAGGCACTCGTCCATACTTGGGAGAAAAGTGCCTTTCTTCGTATATCTTTTTTGCAGGTCACAAAGACAATTGCGCACGGTTATCGGGAGCAATGGCAAGGATGTATCAACTTCTTCCAGGGTGCATTTACCACATGTGATGGAGTACAGCTTTGTGCCTTTCGGCTTGTCTTTAAGTATTTCCGCTATGTTCATTTTGCTATTATTTTATTTACGCTGTTTATTCTTGCCTCGCCTTTTGGCGTGGAGAAAGTGATGTTATACTCGCCCCTGACACCATTTGAGTAGTAATCACTATATACCGTGTCTGTATCCTTGTAATTATGTGATATGACAATGTATCTGTGGTTACGCTCGCAAGCGGCCATCAAGACGACAGCCAGAAGCAATAATAACTTTCTCATAGCATTATGTGTTATTTGTCGTAGCTCACGATGCGTGAGTAGGAGTTGTGGATGTTGTAGACCTCGTAGACGCTATCCATGTGGATGCGGAGGCGGTCGTAACGCCACTCGGCCGTGGTAAGCTTGGCTTTCATGGAAGCGTAGGTGGCGAGGTTGGCGATGGTCATTATGGCCAAGACCACCGCCAAGGCCGCGACAGGCTTGCGCGTGATGGCTGACGCGAGCTTGCGCCAAGCGAAGACGACCGTGTTGATGGCGAGCAGAACGGCCGACCACAACAGGCGCAAGAGGCCGAGGGTGAAGCCATTGATGGCAGAGCGCATGAAGCGCGTGATGTCGGAATAGGAATTGTAAATGATTTTCATTTGTGTGTGTTATTTTTTTTAGACTCAATGGGCGTTGGGGGGGGGCACATTGGGCGGTGTGGTTATATCTCGTTAAGCTCGGAGTCGGTGAGCTCGCGGATGGCTTTCTTTGCGCAACCCTTGGTGCGGAAGATGTCGTCGGCGAAGTCGTTGACGGTGGCGACACGGCTGTTGATGAGTGTCTTGCCACGGACGAGGCGTTCGGCCCACTGGTTGAATGACATCTTGATGTTCTCGAACTCATCGTCGGTGAACTCCACACGCGCGAGCTCTGGGAAGAAGTTCTTGTGCGCGCTGCCCCACAGTTTTTCCACTGCTGTGAGGTCGAAAGCGCGGAAGAGGCTTTGCCATTCAGACAGCCTGCCTCCCCATTGCCTCGCCACGGCCTTAGTAGCGTCGGCATGGCACTCGGTGGCCACGTTGAGCGACATGAACGCTCCCATGCTCCACGCCGCGGCCTCGGCGTTTCGGATGCCGTTCTTCTCGTAGGCAAGGCGGAGCTTGTTGACAAGGCAGGTGAGGAATGGCTTGTTGTCTTGATATGCCTTGAATCCGAAGGATGCCCAGAAGTCGTAGTACTGTTCATCAGTCATGTCCTTGGCGTAGAAGTTTCGGGTCTCCTCGGTCATGTCGGCGACGTGGAAGAAGCGATTTGAGGAGGTGTAGATAAGGTTGCGCTGGTAGTTTTTGAATGCCTTGAACACTCGTTTGTAGCCATAGCCAGCGGTATCACCTCCTTTTACCTGCTGACGGAAGCGAGGCAGGGGCTTTAGATGTTCGTAAGCGTCGAGGCACGCCGCCCACGCCGCGTTGTTGGCGCAGCCGTCGATGAGCTTGACAAGGGAGGAAGCTTGCACGACGGCTTGCAGCCACTTGTCGTAGTATTCGTCCTCGGTGGGTTGATGTTTTATCAGCAGGATGTGAGAGGTTGGTCCTGTGTTGATGTTTTGCTGTTGCTTTGTCATAGTGTTTTGTCCCCTCTAATATAATAATTTCTATAGTATGATTATGCTTCCACAGCTTCCCCATCCACTAACTTATAGAACGTGTTTGGTTGTATCTTTTCACCATCGACCTTGAAAGCCTTAACGTCCTTGATTTGATAATCCCATTTCCAGTCATATCGCTCTGTAAGAACTATCCAGTCTCCAAGAGCTCCTGCTGCTTTACTGTTTAAGCCTGTCACGATTGCGATGCTATCTTTACCACTAACTTTAGCAGTTGAATGTCTGCCCACATTCACTGCTGCTGATTGGTCGCCCGTGTTCGTAGCTGCTGAGTAGTAGCCCGTGTTCGTGGCTGCTGAGTAGTAGCCCGTGTTCGATTCTTTTTTGTCTTTCCAATTAACCTTATCAAGGATAAACTTAACGCCCGCCTTGATGATACCGCCTAATCCAATTTCTGTCTCAATATGGATTTTACTGCTCGCTACCTTGGAATCAACGTCTTTTTTATCCATTTCCCCTGATTGTGTAACTGTGCAGTATCGGCTATTCTTTCCCGGCGCATAGTGGCTGAACACATCGTAGGGAAACTCACACGCGTGGAATCCTTTTTCACAACACTTTATATTTCCGTCTTGCTCGTAGTCCTTGCCCACCTCATATTGGAAGTCCCGGCATTTCAAATCTTTGTCGAAGCCCTTGTAGGCGTAAATAGGTTTTTCGTTGTCCATATTGTTTGTCTTTTTTAGAGTTATTATCTTTTCTTTTAGTCGTTACACTCCGAACTCAAATTCCTCCATGCTCGGGTATTTCTTTCTGCGCTTCTTCTTTGGCTTGTCATGCACACTCCATTTACGTTGTGAAAGGAAGCAGGGACACCCGTCCCAAGGAATTTGCTCTAAAGCCATCCCGAAATACACACTTTCTTGGCAATGACATTCACTATTGTAGGCATCGACGCAATAGTCGCACTTAGGCTGACAATCATTCATAGCTCGTTATCCTCGCTTCTCAATGTATATTTATATCACAACTCTCACAGAACATCCATGAACACTGATTCGACTTGTGCCCATAATGTCGTAGCAATTTCTCCGTGTCATCAATGTCTGGTGTGTCACTGTAAACATTTACGCTACTGTCGCTGTAATCAAGAACTACTAATTTTTCTTTCATATCTCTTACTTGTTAAGTTAATAACCGAAATAAAATCTATGAGCTTCTGATAAGGTGTCAAATACTTTAGCAAAACACTCGGCAGCAACCTAGTTCTTCAATTCAGTTGCCAGCTCCATAGCCTTGTTCAACGTCTCTTTCAACTCGTTCATCTTTGAAGTGTTCATAATCTTTAATTTTTTAATTGGTTCAACTTTTTGTTCTTGAAAGGCTCCTGACTTAATCAAAAATACCTCTCTTTTTCTATATGCAAAGGTACGACTTTTATTTGATATATGCAAATATACTAATGACTATTTTAGTTAAAAATACTAAATATAATACCAATATGCAGATATATATTCATATCTTTGTAATATCCAATTTATTGAAATATGATAGACCTCAAAGAACTTTTCGAAAAAAAAGACGTTGGTGATATTATCAGTCAACTAAAACAACGCGCATTGGACATTCCAAATTGGAGCGCACTTTTAAAAGAATACGAACCAAAACTTCATGAGATTGTTGACGACAAGGTAGGTCGTCCCGACAAGTTTCTTGATGACGGAACGGTTGAAAAAGCTGCTCGCATACCTATTGGCTTGGAGAAACTTTTAACGAGAAGAATCTCTGAATTCACGCTTGCGATTCCTGTAAAACGAGTTTATACTTACGACACAAAGGATGTGGAGCTAAAAGCTATCGTTAAGGCCATTGAAAAAATTTACGCCAATGCTCACATTGACACAGAAAACATGCACCGCGCAAAGTGCTATTACGCTTCGTGCCAGATGTTCACGCTTTGGTACACTCAGAAGAAGCCTAACAATTTGTATGGGTTTCAGAGCCAATACAAATTGAAGTGCAAAACATTCTCGCCAATGGATGGCGTTGATATATATCCATACTTTGATGAGTATGGAGACCTGCTTGCGCTTTCGTTCGAATACACGCGCAAGATTGCTGACGAAAAATTTACCTTCTTTGAGACTTACACTGCCAACCATCACTACAAATGGAATCTTTCCTCTAACAACCAAGATGCAGGTTGGCAAGCAAATAACGACAATGAAATTAGCATAGAAAAAATTCCAGCTGTCTTTTGGTATCGTCACGAACCGTGTTGGGAAGGCTTAAAACCTATACGAGAAAACCTTGAATACACCATCTCGAGAAACAGCGACGTTGTAGCGTACAATTCCGCCCCAGTTTTGAAGGTCGCTGGCTCTATCATCGGACAGGAGAAGAAAGGGGCTACTCAACGTGTTTACCGTGTGTCTGATGGTGGGGATGTTAGCTATGTATCTTGGCAACAAGCTATCGAAGCGTTAAAATATCATGTGGACACTTTGATAAAACTCTATTTCATGCAATCTCAAATGCCTGACATAAGCTTCGAAAACATGAAGTCTTTGGGCAATATTGGATATGACTCTCGAAAGACCTTACTTATGGATGCTCACTTGAAAATTGGTGAAGAGACAGGAGCGTGGATTGAGGGATTCGAGAGAGAGGCAAATGTCATCAAGGCTTTCCTATCCAAAATGAACACGAAATGGGCAAACAGAATGGAAGAGATTTCCATTGAGCACGTAATTACTCCATTTATCCAAGAAGACGTGACCACAAAAATTGACACATGGCAAAAAGCAAATGGCGGCAAGCCTATCGTAAGCCAAAAGGAATCTATAAGACGTGCTGGCATATCAGATGATCCAGATGCAACGTATCAAGAGATACAAGATGAAGATGATGCCGAAGCCAACAGAACAGCTGCCACAATGCCTAATTTATTCTCAGAGGAGTAACTATGAGAAGAAAGAAGGAAGATAAAACGCAGCACTTCTGTAGGGAGTGCGCTCACGCTACTGATTCCCATAGCTTGAACTTGAAGGGTGAACCAATCCTTTGTAAGTGTCCTTACTCGAAATGGAGCAAGCTGCTGAATTGGGATTGTTGCAAACATTTCAAACCAAGAAATGCATGACAAACGCCAAACTGCCTAATCAAAAAAAGGCATACAAAGACCTTAGTAAGCGACTGAACACATATACAAGAAAGGTGTTGGCTATATATGAAGTACTTTCTAAGGAGTCTGCAAAAATCGCCACCTCCACCGATTATGATGGTGATGGCGAGTTCTCTTTCGCCGATTACCCTAAGACTTCTAAAAAAGTCGATGCCTTGCTTGACTACTATTATAACAACATGCGAGCTTTGGTATACAGTGGAATCTCTAACGAATGGAAGAACAGCGACACACTACAAGACCTGCTGGCTAAAAGAGTTATCAAAACTTTCACACGCAAGATAGGGAACGCAAAGAAAAAAGCTTACTACGAACATAACAATGCAGCGAAAAAGGCTTTCATAGAACGGAAGGTGAAAGGACTTAACCTATCACAGCGCATATGGAACCAAAGGGATGACATTAAGGAAGCCTTAGAGAGATGTCTATCCACTGGTATCGAAAAGGGAATGAGTGCAGTCAAGCTGAGCAAAAAAGTTAGCAAGTATCTCAATGATTATCCGTCTCTAGCAAAAGACTACAAGAAGAAGTTCGGTAAGGCTATCACTATTCAGAACTGTGAGTACAGAAGCGTGCGCCTGGCACGTAACGAGATTAATATGGCTTACCGTTCCGCAGAGCAAGAAAGATGGGCTAAGATGGACTATATCAAGGGCAAGGAGATAAAAACCACAAACAACACCACACACAAATCTGATATGTGTGACTTTCTCGCTGGTATCTACCCAAAGGGCTTCTGTTGGACTGGCTGGCACGTGAATTGTATGTGCTATGCCATCCCAGTAATTATGAGTGAGCAAGATTATTGGAGCGGCAAACAATCAATAGTTACAATCCCCAATAACTTCATTGATTGGGTTAAAGACAATAAAAACAAGGTTCGGAAGTCTTCTTATCTTACCCAATATGTTAATTTCTTAGAGAGTAAGCCAAAGAAAGCAATGATTGCGGTCAAAAACTCTCCAGAGACAAGAGTAAAATTGCGTGAATTCATAAACAAAACCATACAAGAAAAATTCAAAGAAGTAGAACTTTCAGATGGTCAGACAGCAAGAAGACTTTACCTCAAAAACGCAGGAGAAGAATTTGTTGTGGGAAGAAACTTCTTCTCAGAAACGATGGCTAAGAATATTAGAAATATAAGACTGAGTGAAACCTTACAGATAGCTGCAAATGTAAACGATTGGTTTCCTAATGCTAAATTTGAAAGAATTGAAAACGGCAAACATCACAAATTCCAATTCAAGGTATTTAGTGCAAATTTCCAAGGAAAACAAATAGAATGCAAGGCAAAACTCACAAGCGAGAACATACTATACACTATGAGACTGCTAAGTTAAAAAAAGAGATTGGAAACCCTCCCGAAGTCTGCATCCGAAGACCGACGTGTGAGAGGTCTATCCAATCCCTATATCTTTTCCTTCACCGCTGCAAAGGTAGTATTTATTTTCTGAATTTTATAATCTTCGCTTAAGAATTTAATTGGTCCGATGCCTTCATTGGAGTGTAATTGCCTTATAAGCCTCGAAAGTGAGTGTACTAACGTGCTCGTTGATAGTAGTGGAGATTGTCATAATGTCTCCCATAAGGAGCTTCGTCTCTCCCTTTCCGACCTCTGTGATGAGACTCAAAAGGCAGTTGATTTCATCCTTAAGCGTCTCGGCTTTCTTCATCAGCGGTGTTGGCGGCTCGACCTTGACCTCTTCCTTCTTCTCGCCAGACTGAGAAGCAATACACTTCTCAACAGCCTTCGGCACTCTTGGCTTCGGCAGGTTGCAAATGATGTTCTTCTCCTTCAATGCGAGAAGCCAACGTCTACCTCGTTCCGTCCAAAGAGGTCTTCTTGTGTACTTCCCCTTGATAACGTGGGTCGTTACCTCTGTTAGCTGATATGTTGAGTATGGACTTGTAAGCATCCACTCATAACCCTGGCTGAACGCAAGACCAACCTCCTTCAGTTCTTCGTACAACTTCTGTGCGCTGCTCATGCCCAACTCCTTCGCCATCTGCGTAGTGGAGTAGACACCCTTTGTCATGTCGCACTTCTGCACTTTCTTGAAGCACTCATCGATTCTCTCCTGGAGATCACCCATGATTTCCTTCTGTCTTGTTAACCACTCCTGGTCCTTTTTGACTTCGACCAGCATTTCCTTTGCGAACTCTTTCAAGCTCATGTCTGCGTTTGTTGCCATAAGATTCTGTTTATGCAACCATCGAGCTCATTTTATAAAGAAGGGCAGCCGCTCATTACGCCCTCAGAATCGCCTCTACTAGCGTCCCAGCTTCGGCAGGTCGTAACGTTGCAGTTGCCCTTGTATGTAGTTGGCCCTTAGTCAATTTTACGACCTTCTTTCTATATACAAAGGTACGAAAAAATCGGCAAATTACCAAATCTTTTAACCTAAATTACGAATTTAATTTGTTGGAAATCAGAGAGTTAGATTTGAGATAAGCGATAAACTCATCAAGCATTCTTGACGTGCGCTCTCTAATATCAGTTTCTGTAAAATCTGTCAACGTCTGTGACAGCATTCGTAATTCGTGTATCTTAGTTCCAATCCTCTCGCCTGTGGATTTGAACTCACCATTATAATACTTAATCTTGTCAGCAAATCTGTAATCGGATGCCCGAATATTAACTCTTCGCTCCAATACCGATTTGTTTCCCAACATTTCAAGAACCTCGTCACCCGACAATCCACCTTCCTTAACTTGTCTGTTCCTTGGGAAGATGTGTTCAATATCATATGTTGCGTCAAGAGGAAGCAATTCCTGGCTATCGAAAGAGAATGCCCACCACACAATCATCGACTTCGTAATCGCACGAGTGTTTGAAAAACTGAAGTTGGTGAATTGCGAACGGAACAATTGCTCTTGGAATAGATAGTTCTCGAAAGCAATCTCTTTGTTCTCTATGATATTCACCATCTCATTGAATACCGGTGCTCGCAAGGCTGTTATTCCTGGGTTGCTGATAGCATATGCCCAAATAAAGCCTATCAAACGATTCAAGAACAAATAGAACTTCTCGTTGTCTAGCATATTCTCAGCATTCTTATAGTGCATGAAATATACCGATACGATATATGTCCATAAACTGTTAGGTGCATAATTCAATACAAACAAGCGCTTTAGTACATCCACGGAAAAACGGTCTTCGTTCTGAGAATATACATCTTTCCAGAAGTCCGCAAGCAAGACTAGATTCTCTAAAGTCTGCTCTCGTCGAAGTAGGACATATCCATCTTTCTCATAGAACTTGCGAAGTCCTTCTGTCATAGAACTACGATTAGTCTGCAATGCCCTCTCGTAGTACATATAGCGTGTAAACAACTCATCCAAAGGTGTTCCACGATATGGGTGGAATATTTTTGTAACGAGTTCGTCAAGCTCTTTCCATGTAGTGATAAACTCTTCCTTCTTTCCGATGGATGAGTAGAACTTATAGAGCTGTGCCTTGAAGATGTCTGAGTCAGACAATGGCTTACCTCTATCATTAAGCGTCGAGAATATCCTAAGAGCAGTATCTTGCGACTCAGCCTCTATCGGAAGTAGCACGCAGTTATTAAGAATACGAGCTGGATATAATGCAAAGAAAGAAGGGTATTCTTCAATGAATTTTCCTATCTTGCCTTGAAAGTATCTGAAGTTGGTCGCATACCGACTTTTTCCTTCTGATGTTCCTTTCCGGAGTATATCCATAAACTCTTCCTTGTCGTTATCAGTTGCAACCTCCGAATTTATCTTCAAGTCGTTTGGATCATATTCTCCGAACTCGTTTGCTCTCCAAATGCACTTTTCTATATCCTCTCGCATCTTGATTGAACGATTGTCTTTCATGTGCTCCAGGCGATTGTAGAAAGCTCGCAGTAAGAGAAGCAAGGTCGTAAGACGCTGCTGACCGTCAATGATTTCAAGTTTCCCTTCATCATTACGGAATGTTACTATAGGACCGAGAAAGTAACTCTCTGAAGAATCGAAGCGGTCGCAGTTGTTATTCGGGAATGAAAAGGAAAATAAGTCTTCCCATAAGACCTTACATTCGTCTTCTCCCCAAGCATACGGACGCTGATAATCAGGAATCAAGAATGTAGCTTTTTTATCTTGAAAAAGATACTTTACATTCTTTTGATCTACTATAAGCTTTGATGACATAGCAATTACATTCTACTTTTCATCAAACTCACCTTTCTCATCAAGATAGCGTACAGCTGCTTTCACTATAAACGAGAATCCTCTGAGTACAAAAGAACCTACCAGGCAAAGCAATGAGTCAATAACGTAGCCAAATGCCTGTACGCCACTAATACTTGAACTTTCATATCCATAACCGCCAAAAGTATTCAAGGCGTTTATCCAAGTTTTAATTGAACCTATTATGGCTATAAATGAAACAACAGCTAAAATGTTCGAGATAGTTACAAGATGGTTTCCTACCTGTGGAACAAATTTTCTATTTCCCATATGATGCGCCCGTAATGCCGATAGCTAAGCTTTAGTTAATAATCCGTCTATCGAATTAATAACGCATTACAAGGTACTTTATTGTATGTTGAACCATTTTTTTATTCATAATCTCTTATGTTCAGCAAAACAGGGAATCTTGGCACCCCTGCATCTGAATAGCCTTGGTGCTGCACGGTTGCCATCTTCCCGATTAACTCTTCTCTGTCGGCTAAGTATTGAGCTCTGAGTGACCTTGAGCCTACCGGACGGGCACAGAACTCGTACTCTCCACACTTCAGTTTGAATATCGCGGTACCTGCATCATTGCCCTCCGCTTCCAAAACATCGACCACCTTGAACTCCGTCGTGTCGAACGATTTCAGCTTCATAAGGTCATTGCTTCTGCCCTCGGTATAGGTTCCATCTGCATTTCTGATAATGGCACCCTCGTAACCGGTGGAAACGAATATCTTGTGCCATCGCTTGATGTCTTTCTCTGAATGAGCAACGAAAGTCTGCGTAAGGTACACAGGTCCGTTTGGATCAATGGAAGCAAACTCCTCCTGCAGAACTTTCCATCTGGCAGAAAAGTTTCCCGTAATCTGTGCATCGTAGATAACCATACGTAGCTTGTCAGTCATGGCAGAACGGCACTTGACGGCAGAACATATCTGCTGGAAGGTCAACTCTTGATGATTGTATATCTCCCCGTCCAAGGGAAGCATATCGCGGTGCTTCTCTCCCCAAGCCTTAATCTGAGGAACATAGTACTCCTTGCCGCCTCTTGATGTGAGGTGAACCTCTCCGTCCTCTCCCTCGTGTAGAACGCACCTCACTCCATCAAACTTAGGCTGGACAAAGCATGGAAACTTTGTTTGAGACGGATAATATTTTGTTGCTAACATTGGTTTCATAAGCTACTTAATGTCTGAAGTTATTTTTACTCTCATTGGAGTTCCACCTATTCTGCTTGTGATGAAATTCTCTAAATCTGCATAGAATCTGCCTTGGTCTTCGGCAGAAGCCTCAATATCAACGATAATTTGTGTCATAGCCATTTATCATATTTTCTGTGAATCTCATCATAGATATAGGCACCGCTCGTATGAGGCCGCGCCAAACAGCAATATGACGTTGTTATCTACCTTGATTTGGTTTGTTCTTACAACCTTACCGTTCTTGATGTGGTCGCAATAAACGGTATTGCAAGAGTAATATAGGCGCATTGTGCGCCCATATCTGTCTGTTCCAATATTCTCACCATTCATGACTAGTCCTCCAAATCTACGTCAAAAGCAGCTTCAACAACTTCCTTGATGTTCTCAGTGAAACCGCAAATTCCATTGTACTCCAGCCAATGATCCACTAACTCCGTGTTTGTCATTTCGGCTACTTCATTCTCACTGTACTCTGCCTCTGTTACGAGGTATTCCATCAATTCGTTCTTATCCATATTACTTGATTTTATTAATGTCACAAACTAAAACGTTACCAACGATAGTGTCTCTGTGGCCTGCAATCTGGGCCAAAAGTGTCGCGTAAAGGTTGGGGTCCAAACCCATTATCTTTCCCTCCTCATTTACTACCATCACCTGTGATTTGCTAAGACGGACAATCTCAATATAGCCGCCTACAAATTTATTCAGCTCCTCCAAAGAGAAATCCGTTCCGTTGGATGGCTCCACATTTTTGTGGAGACCATCGGTTGTGATTACTGTTGACAACATGAGCTAATAATTCTTTTTGCATTATTGATAGAATATGTCTGTGTCTGACCATCGATGTAAACGTATCGCTGTCCGAACATATCCTCAAATACCTGTATGATGTGCTTCTTGTATTTCAGAAGCTGCGTCTCGAAAAGTCCGTTCATAATCTTTAATGTTTTAATTGGTTCAACTTTTGTTCTTGAAAGGCTCCTGTTAATCAAATTTACCTCTCTTTTTCTATATGCAAAGGTACGACTTTTATTTGATATATGCAAATATACTAATGACTATTTTAGTTAAAAATATCAAATATAAACCTTTGTATATAAGGTAGTTACAAAAGTCCACCCCGGAAGAGTTCGGAGTTTGTTGCATTATGGAGCCATTCCTCGCATTTCTCAACAATGCCAGTGGCTGCATCTGGAGCATCATCATGTGCATTGTAACCTTCTTTACGATAAGATTTCATGTCATGAGCAAACTCTGGCCATAGTTGCTCCCAATTCGAAGGAAATATTAATTTGTTATTAACCTCGTTCGACCGAGTGAAAATACGAATTTGCTTGTTTTTAGACTGAGTAAAGGTAACGAATTGGGTTATGCCATTCCCATACTCACGTGTTAACCTCTCCACGTTACGAGCATAAGAACGCCCTCCATTATTGCTCTCGACGAAGCAGATGTCAGTTTTGTTGCGTTTAAGCATATTAGCTTGCGCTGGTTCTGTGTATTCCATCGGACGCTTAGTGTAAAGAACATCGGTAACATAATAGCCGTCATCATGGGCATCAAAACAGATAGAACACAAAAAATCGAATCCTGTGTCCGCTGAGTCTGTGTAATTGCCAATCATGCGCGCCTTACGGCGATCTGGCAAAATATCGTAGGTTCTGAAAGCATGGTACATGAGACCTTCCATAGGAGTTGGATTCTGCATATACTGTGTCTCAAACACGAACTCGCTGGCGTGCTTGATTTTGTAAAGTTCATCCAATGTATGCTTCCATGGCCACAAAGCGTGTTCCGTTCCGTCCTCGTCTCTTTGAATAACAGGCAACGAAACAACCTCCCAATCGTTTGGCTCTATCTCTTGTAGGTAGCCGCACAAATCATGTTCATGCAACCGCTGCATAATTATCACGATAGGAGTATGACGCGAATTGACACGGTTACGGATAGTAGTCTCGAACCTCCTATTAGTGGATTCGCGAACGTTATCAGACAGGGCATCATCCGGCCTTAATGGGTCGTCGATAACGATCGCACCCGAGAAATGAGCAGGATTAAAAGTTGCCATAAACTTATCCATGTTCTTGATTTCAGCCTCCGTCCAATCTGGTTGACCCGCACCAAAACCTGTAATCTGGCCAAGTGTAGAAGTCGCATACTCTCCACCTCCTGCCGTAGTGCTCCATTTAGCACGGGTGTTGTCGTTCTTTCTTATCTGAACGTCTGGAAACAATGTCTGAAAATATGGAGACGTGATAGTATCTTTCACGCCAACGGAATTATCCTGCACCAAGCTACCAGAATAAGAAATATGTAAGAATTTAGATGCAGGGTTTAAGGCAAGCCCATAAGCTATGAACATCTGGGAACAAAGAACAGTCTTCCCATAGCGAGGGGCGATGTTTATAATAAGTTTATTTGTTTTGCCCTTAATGACATCCATTAAGGCATTGCATATAATCTTATGATGCTCGCCTACAACATACTCGCGGCGAGTCGTGTAAGCGAACATCTTAGTTGTGAATTGCAGAAGTGACGATGCCACTAACTGCTTATGGAGAAAACGTTGTTTCTCAAAGTCCATTTAACTTCTGTAATTCTTTAATATCGTCTAAGGACAGTTTGGGGAATTGGAAATCTTCACCGTCTTTCCCTGTGACTTCCTGAATATGCTTATCTGCCAATCCATTAAGGCGAGCAACTATACTTCCATCGAACTGATGTATCAATGCTCCATCTAACTGTTGAGAACATACGACATTCTCGATTTGGTTAATGACCTGTTCAAATCCAGACCTCTTTATATTACCACGTTTGAAGTCTGACCATTTCTGAACAATTCCGCAAAAGGCACAGAATCCATATAAAGTGTAAGCCCTTGGGAGTACTCGCACTTCTTGTCGCATGGAGTTGCTTGGCTTGCCAGACCCACTTCCTGCAATTGAGTTACTACCTGTTTTTTGTTGCCACGGATTGCTCTCAACATCATCACAGTAAGCAACGAATCTATCCCACAATTCTTGAGCTGACTTTATTTTGTATGGCCTACCTACTGGATTTGGTATTCTATGCACGAAGGACTTCGGAGCCTCCGTCTGTGATGATTCCTGTTTCATGGCTTCTTCACTTTAACAAGTCTTCCGCAAGCGGAACAATGATACTCGTAATACTCTGAAGGCTTTACTTGGATTGCCTCTTCTACGCCTTTTAGTTCCTGTTTAAACTTCTGGTCTTTTTGAGCCTCCGTAATCACCTTCTTTGTAGTGTGATTCGTCTCGTCTTTAGAAGGGACAGGGGTTATCTTGGGAGTTTTGGGCTTGGCGTTCAATCCAAGCATTCCTACGATACTTTCATCAAAGGCAAACTGAATGCTATTAGGGTCACCAAGATAAGACAACTCCTTGCGAAGTTTCTTTTCGTTCCATGTTGAAAACTCCGAGGTCTTATCATCAGCTATACGATACTGCTGGATTTGTTCATCTGTCAAATAATCAACACGGATACAAGGTACGGTTTCAAATCCCAATTCCTTTGCAGCCTTATAAACGCCATTACCTGTGACTATCACATTGTTCTTGTCTACGGAAATAGGCTGAGTTATTCCAAAGTCCTTGATGGATTGCATAAGTGCATCAACTGAAGCCTCATTCGTCTTGTGCGAGCCGTCATGAGGTACAACACTGTCTATAGGTAACTCGATAACCTTGTCATTAATCTTAATATCTGCCATGATTAAACCTCCTCAATCTCTATGGTTTCAACATTGCCACAATAAGGACACACGACCTTCATATAGTGGCTTCCATCCTCACGTTCCTTAAGCACGAACAAATCCTTTGCAGGGTCTACATTTTCTGAAGATCCTTCCTCGTTGACATCACCAACATCTGCAGAAGGTGCCTCGAAGTTCTCGTTCTCAACCCGAGAATAATCCTCATCGAAGCCTCCGTACTCCTCCGCCTGTTGGTTAATGCTGTCAAGCGAGAAGTTAAGCATCTGGTCAATATCCTCAAAGAAGAAAGCCTGCATTTCTGTAGGTACCTTCATGCTTCTCAACTCTTCCAAAAGCTGGTCTTCATCGAAAGACGACTTTTCCGCCAGTTTGTTATCAAGGATGCGATACTTCTTCGCCATCTCGTCATCCATGTCGGAATATACGACCGGGACAAACTCCATGCCCAACTGATATGCAGCTACATAACGTGTATGACCTGCAATAATAACACCTGCCTTGTCAACAAGGATTGGCTTTACGAATCCAAAACGTTTAATACTTTCCTTAGTAGGCTCTACCGCATTTGTGTTGTCACGAGGGTTATCATAATAAGGAAAGATTTCACTAAGCTTTACTGACTTTACTTTCATTTCTTATCCTCCTGCTTTTTTGCCGTTTCTCTTGCTACGCGTCTTTCATCAACTACCTTTTCAACAGCTGCGCTGTACTTATAATTCTTGAATATCTTAGCAAAGCCTGTCACATACTTCAACTTTACAAGTTCCTTCTGCTCCAAGCCAACCTGCTCACAAATTTCACGCTCGGACTTTCCGTCTCGTAACATGTTGAATACGATGTTCACCATGCCATCAACAGAATGGCTTCCACGAGCACGATTGTGGCGAACGGTTGAAGCCATACGCTGGTCTATGTCTTTGTCGAGAACCACGATAGGCAATCTGCCGCCACATCTTTCGTTGATGTCCGCGAACTTACGAATGACAAGGTTTCTGTGGAAACCATCAATGATAACATACTTTTGCAACTTGTCGTCCCAAATCGTAACGATAGGCATCGTATATCCATCTTCCCTAACAGATGTATAGAGAAGGCGCATTTCCTTGTCTGCAACATGATTGGGATTATAGTTGTTGGCAACAACCATGTCCTTGTCAACCCAAAGAACGCAATCAACAGGATTAACTTTCTCTGGAGACAAGGAGCTTATGTATTTTCTAAGGTCGTTCAAAAACTGCAACTTGTCTTTGGCAGCATCAAACTCCTTCTTGATATTCTCTTGAAGACTCATATTCCTTATTAGCTTTTTCAATTTTTACATAATTGTCACTTAGATATTGGCGAAGTGAGCGTTCTACGCTTTGAATACGCTTCATGCCAAAATCCTCAGCTATTACACAAACCGCACTTGTATAACCAATCTGATGTATAACATAGTCAATGCACTCTTGACAATGACCTGCTTTGACAACATTGCGTTTCTTAGCCGAACGATAGCCCCTCTTGATTGTCTCCGCATTTTTCTTTTCCTCACAAAGATTGTCTGCGAGATAGTCCACGTACTCGTCCCAGTCCTTAAAGTAGGAGGAAGATTATAGCAATAAGTTGCAATGTCATTGAAAGCGTGAACTGACGTGTTTACATTTGCAACTCGTCTTACCAACTTGTCATAGAACCACGGATCGACTTCTTTGATAAAGCCTAAATCGTGTATAGCTTGCTCATGTATCAACGAACTTACACGACATGCACGCAAAGGCTTCTGTGTAAACTGATAGTTATACAGCTTACAATATGGTAACTTGTTACTAAAGATGTAATACCACACATCATAGACTTTCCAATCCCAAATAGGATAAAGGACCAGACTGCGTGGCGTGCCATCCTTGTAGAAGCCACCTCCACCGCCCCAAGTAATGCCTGGCAAGCATTCTCCTCTTGTCAAACCAGACAAACGAGCAGGAGACTCCTCTATCCTCACACCTCCCAACGTAAGGTAGTCACGCCCAAAAAGAAGTTTATGTACCTGATCAAGGGTCTTGGAAAAGAACTGATTGTGTGGTATTTGCAAGTCCCTGTAGGAGTCCGGTTCTTTCTCACGAATCCATTTTTCCCCAGGCCCCCAAACATTGAACCACTCGCCTTTCGAGGCGTTCCATTCTTGGAAGTATGATTGAATCCAATAAGGCTCAACCCATGGTAAGTGCATAATATATCGTACATATTCAATTGTCATTGGCGTTTCTGCCTCTTGGTCTAGAAAAAGCACGGGTATCTTTTCAATACCTATTTCCTTCATGACTTCGTGAGCGAGATTGAGGACTACCGTAGAATCCTTTCCACCTGACATCGTTACAACAATCTTACGCTTACCATAAAACTCTTGAAAGATATACCTAAACCTTTCAAGTGCCGCCTCATAAACGTTTTTGTCGCTGTAAAAAATCATTTATTTCTGTTTTTAAGTAATACCTTGTCACTTGAATTATTGAAACGAGTATCTAAGTAATCTTTCAACTTACTCATCATTTCGTTGTTATTATGCCCACGTGCCGCATTATGCATTATGGTTGCGTATCTTAGTTTCTCATCATCGAAGTCGACGAAACACACTGGCACCATCTCATAACCAATTACGCAAGCCGCACGATAGCGGTTCTCACCGTCTACAATCTGCATAGTAGAGCGGTTTACAACAATAGGTTGGGTAAAACCAAAATAAAGCAATGACTTGATAAGTAAATCAAAACTGTCTGCATCATGAGTGTTCGGGTTATAGTCATTTGGATAAATGTCATCAACCTTCACATAATCAATATGCAAAGGCTTCATCTGTTCAACCTCAATGTTGTCCTTCGCCAACTTTAAAGCAAGGTTTTCTTTAGAGTTTTTTGTATTCATCGAGAAATTCTTTGTTTACGATTTCCTTAACCCAATCCTTACTAGACTTTGCCAAGTAAGGATTCTTGAACTCGTCTTCCCAATCAATAGCTTCAACATCCAACTGGTTATCATACGTCTTGCTGTAACGCTGAATACCTCCAACGGAGCCCGGATTCCCGAAAGTGCTCCTATATGCCCCGAAATGCTGAACCAAACCAGGAACGATAGCGTACAAGTCTATACCTTTTGCCTGCAAGTAAGCTTTTAATCGAGAATCATCATAGCGTGTCTGGTCATCTGTCATTTTATTAGACGTTTCAACAAAGTCTTTTGCTAAGTCGTTAGGATAGACACTTGCTTGAAGCCAAAAATTGGTCTTTGTAGAGATTACGTGCTTGCCTTTTGCAAAACAATCAGTGTAATCACCATTGGTTGGATTGTAGAAGCTAATTACATTGTGTTCCGGTGCATGAGACAAAATATGCAAAATCTTAGCAAGAATGTTTCTGTCAAAGGTGATGTCGTCATGGATAATCATGCGATGCGTACCATCAGCTACATTTTGTGTCAACGCTTGGGAATAATTGTCCCAAAGTCCTTTCCCTCTATCCATAGAGATACTTACAGGAATACCATAAGGCTTTGCACTAGTCTCTATGAGCTTTTTTAGGTACTTACCCTCACGCTCTCGTTTCGGAACGTTGAGGATAATGATTTGAGATAGCTTAATCATAGATGTCGTTATTTAGTTACAGTCCACTTGCCTCCTCGTTTTGCAACTTGGCTGATGGCAACAGCCAAGCGATTACGATTCATATCACTGCCATAGAATGGCTTTCCTGCGGCAAAGGCAGCTTGCGCAACAAGACCTTGTCCCATAAAGAAGTCCGTGATAGATTTGAAAGGTACATCTTTGCAAATCTTGAAGACCGCATCCCATTCGTCCATTCCCTGCAAACCCCAATCTTCCTCTTGCTTGGAACCTTGAATAATCCAACACTTACAATCTGGCTTGTGATAATAAGTGTTCTCGTAGATCTTGACATGAGGAAATAGTGATTCCACCATAGGCACCAACTGTTTTTTGTTACGGAAGAAACACTCAACAAACAAACGGTCTGGATTGATTTGCTCGATACAACGTTTGATGTGTGCCACGAATTCATCGAAGTTGTCAACAGGACAAGTCTTCTCTGCTTTGGTGTAATAAGCCTTCAACACCCCTTTGCTACCAGCAGGGTCGATAAAAACACAGTCTGCTTGCTTTAAGAACTTTGGGAGCTCTAAAGTAATATCGGCAATAGTAATTTTACTACCATTGCCCAAGCAGTACACTTCACCTTCCGTGATGGGGTATCTATCAATACTTCCATCATAACGCAATCCACTCTGTTTCATATTCTTTTTTATGTTTATAGACTAAAACAGCCCCCACTCTGCAAACTTCTCGAAGCCTCCACGCATATTGATATAGTTTCTTGCAATGTCTACAATCTCAGAATAAGGCTTACCATCAACTGTATCATCACCAATAGCGCAGAACAGTTCAACAGGCTTGTGACTTGCCTGTGCTTTCAAGAAAGCATAGATATTCACAGAGACATCAGCCTTAGATAAGTCCTTGCCATGCAACCCTCCGCCAGTCACAGACTGAGCCATGTCTGAGCCTAACTTGCGATTCGTGGCTCCGCTATCAACGTCTGTGCCACCTATCCAATCACCAAGAGGATTGATTATCGCATCGTGATATTTACCTTGGAGTTCTCTTGTGTCAGCACAGCTCTGGCATATAACCAACTTTCCATCAGCCAATATGTACTTACCGCCAGTAGGGTATATACTGTATATCTCTTTGGCAATATTGCTTAACTGCACTTCTTCCATAGTCAACGGTACGCCCTTGAATATGCCATTATCGCCACAACGCACTGTACCATTTTGGTTATTAGCAAGGTATCTATCTTGCTCATTGCATATAAGATTGACATTGAAGTCATCTCGTGAAGTAATGCGTTCTATGATTTTAGCCACATCCCCCTTACAGAAAATGACGCTACTCTCGATAATAACAGTGGCATTTCCATGTCCTATCAGAACCTCAACGGCAATTTTTGGATTCTCCTGCCTTTTGTAGGCAAAGTCAACTATTGCACCAGCTATGCGGTCTGCAATTTTATCTGGATGCGATGGATTTACTTTTTCTATCATGCTAAATTTTTACAACTATATAATTGTGGTACTCGAAAACATTTTCTTTACCAAATATTACACAAAGTTCTCTTTTGGTATAAACAACATGATTAAACTCTACATTACATTTCTCATATGTCACAGGGTGATACTTCTCCTTATAGAACATCAAAAACTTGTGTCCTTTGCAACGCTTTATAGACAATACCGCATAAGGAGAGAGATATGAAGGAGAGCCAAACAGCGCAATTACGTTATCAAAATTCCCACAATCGACATTTTTGCCTGTAAATGCATCACAAACAAGTTTTTGCTCGAATGAAGGGTGCTTTTTGATAAACTGGTCTAACATCCCACGACTTGCGTCTATACCTAAATAGTCTTTAGGATTTATTTCCGAAATTTCAGTAAGCAAGCCTGTTCCGCACCCTATGTCCAATATCGAACCAGTGAGAGGTGGGAGCATTTCTCCCACCTCACGGTTCTCCACGAGACTCATTTCATCACGAAATAAAGTGTCGTACTTACTTGCTATTTTATCATACTGGGAATAATTCATCTTCTACTGTCGACTGTTGCCAAATCAATTTTTTATTTGAAATTGTTATATAATTCTTGTGATTGTAGATATTGCAATTCGGGAAGATTCGGCGAAGCTGGATTGTGTCATATTTGAAATGATGCATCTCGTTAAATTCGGCAGGATCGAAATCCTCTCTATAAAACATCAAACAGTAATCAAGACCGCTCTCACCAAGTTTCTCCAAATACTGGTGCATAAAATATGATGCTGCTCCAAAAAGAGCAATTATCACACTGTTTGCTGAAAGCCACTTTTTTATTGACTCTTCAAATGACTTTGTTGAGCAACGGCGGTAAAACCCAGATGTGCTCTCTCTGAAAAGAGAAATCGCCTTCTTGCTCGGGTCTACACCGTAGTAATTTTCGGGCCTGACGTTAGACAACTTCACGAAATCTCCATTTCCGATTCCAGCCTCAAAGACACTCTTGCCTTTGAATGTGAACAAAATGGTTTTTGCCATGATGTCCATTTCTCGCCTTGTGTAAAGCTTAGGAATAGGCCAATCCAAAAAGTCAAACTCATTGAAAACTTTTTGTCGATTTAGAATCCAGGTAGTTTCAAATGGATCGCCCATCGTCCAATACTTATAGCCATCGATGTACAGATAGGGGAAATTGTATTTGCCCCAACGCTCATGAACACCATTCTCACGCTGAGCGCTAACGAAGTAATAAAACTCATCGCGTGTCAATGCGCACTTGTCTCTGTGAATGTACTCATGAGGCACATCTATCATTGAAGTGGCCCACCACCACTTGCATCTTTTAATGAATTCGCGGAGTTTACCGTAATCATATTCCATGTCTGCAAAAATAAGCTCTTTTCTGCATATATCAGTATATATGCTTTGTTTTTAACTCTAATTTAACACAATATGTAGTCTTGTCTGAAAATGTCCTTAAAATCGCTAGTCCACTTTATATCTGGAAAACGCAATCTGGCGATAGGGTTGAACGCAATCTCTGGATGGTCGAACTCAAGAAGGAAGTCACTACGTCCATCCTTGCCTCTCACATTGCCTTCAATGTGATGATAGCCGATTATTTTCTTGCCTTTGGAGAACCCGAGTTCATTAGCTAAGAAGTCATTAATAATTTCAACTTCACTCTCGTCGTTAATCAAGAGTGCTAACATTACACAGGAATTACTATCATTGTAATCACTCAGCTCTCCAAATGAAATAGTATTTGTTTTCATTAGTCATGATTTTAATCTACAAGTAGAGCAAACTCTGCCATTAGTATTAACTTAGTAAGACAGTAGGTATCTAACATCTGATGAATTAAAGCCGCTCATTCGACAAGTCTCTTCAAAATCATCTTCGTCCTCGTCAAGAAGCCTCTGCATCTCATCTTGAAATGCCATAAAATCCTCATCCGTGTTCTCCCAGTGGTCCACGTCACGAATACGACTCCATGCATTCCTTGCCCTTTCATCAAATGTGTTTACTTTTGCGTACATAATCTTTAATGTTTTAATTGGTTAAACTTTTTGTTCTTGAAAGGCTCTTGACTATCAAATTTACCTCTCTTTTTCTATATGCAAAGGTAACAAATTTATTTGATATATGCAAATATACCAAGGGTTATTTTAGTTAAAAATACCAAATGCAAACCTCGTAACTTCCTGATTGTCAAAAAGGTGCATCACACTCCTCTGGTTCGCCTATTGGTGATTCCGTTTCTTGATTTATCAAATCAGTCTTGAAGAAGCTTGTCGTTTTCTTATTAAATCCCATAAAGAACTTAAACGTTCCTATGTTCCTACCTTTGGCCACGTCTATCATAGCCGTTCCCTCGGTAGGATAGTCATTTTTATTATCATAAGGGGCTGGATAAGCACGGTTGTAATATTCAGGTCGATAGACTAAAATCACCACATCGGCAGCTTCTCCTATCTGACCACTATCTCGCAATCTGTTCAAATTCGGCTCTGGGCTTGTACTGTCACGTGACAATTGGCTAATAGCCACAACCCAAATGTTTAATTCCTTGGCAAGATTTTTTAATCTTCGAGCTGCTTCACCCATTGCTTGCTCTCTACTAAAACTATTATTGCGAGAATTAACATTCAAAATCTGCAGATAGTCTATCACAGCCCCATCTATATCTTTTTGCATTTTTAGCATTCTTATCGAGAGCAAAATAGAGTCTATGTTTGACGTACTCTTATCATCAAAATACAGATTGTCCCCAGGTAACATTGCGCGTGCTTGGCTGATAAGCTCCAATTCGCCTGGCATAAGGCTGCCAGAATAAAGGATAACATTCGCTGGTATATTCGTCTTTGCGGAAATTAAGCGAGCGGTCAACTGCTCTTTTGTCATTTCCATAGAGTAAAATGCCACTTTTGCATTATTCTCAATAGCACTCCTCGTCATAGAGAGTGCAAGAGATGTCTTACCTTGCGATGTCTCACCTGCGACAATGATTAAATCCGACTTTTGCAAGCCTCCTTTCTCATCGAATTTATCTAAACCTGTCTTCGTTCCAGTCAAAATACCATCAGCAGAGGAGTTTTGAACAATTATCTGATTTAGACTATTCATGGCATCCGTTAAGGTAAAGACACCATCAGACTTGTCTAAAACATGGCAAACACTGTCCATAGTGGCTTGCTGAACAGACGCTATATCATCACTTTCAGACAGTCCTGCTTTAATAAGTTTTTCACCTACTACCCAAAACTTTCGCCTTACACTTAGCTCTTTTAGCCTTTTTGCGTGATACTCCAGATTGACTATTGTTGTAGCTGCTTGTGAAATGTTAACTACATCCAAAGGCGTAATACTAGATTTTAGTTTCTCTAATTCAGCCGTAACGGATAGAATGTCTACTGGCACACATTTTTTAGACATACAATCGATTACTTTCCATAATTCTTTTGTTACAAAATTATAGAAACAATCTTCATCTAAGTATGGATAGACAATGGTGTAAGCGTTGTTGAAAGCCAATATGCTCCCTATCACATAACGCTCTTCACGCAAATCGTTTACAAGTGAAACCGAATCTTTATTCTCGTTCATCTAAATGACTCCTCTACAAAGCTAATAATCTTAAACATCTCCTTCATCCTATCCCTTAATCTCGCATTCTGGTACTTTTTGGATATACTCTCCGCGTTAAAATTGCTTGATATGATAGTTGGCAACATCTGGTCATACCGATATTCTAACAATTCAATGAAAGGGTATATGTAGTTTCCATAAGCTACAACTTCAACAGGTTCTTCGCACAAGTCGTCCAACAGCAAATATTTTGCACTTTTCAGTTCCCTAAAATCATTCTGTGATTTAGCGACATTCGCCATCTCTCTCGAAGTAACAAACCTCGGATATTTGTCACCCTCGCAATAGTTAATTATTCCACTGTCAATCAGATAGACCAAAAGGTCACGTATGGCTTTTAGCATGGTAGTTTTACCATTGCCAACACTGCCAGGCATGAAGAGACCATAGTAGCGTCTCTCCGTAACCAAGAAGTCACCGACGGCAGACATATTGCGTTTAAGCTCATCCGTGAGAACAAACACGTTCTTACGCCTTTCAACTTCTCTCTTAAAGAAGCCAAACAAAAGGTTTTTGATAGTTCGGCTATCCATTGGTAGTGCCAAACCCCGTGTCATAAGCGTCTTTGGATGCATATCGAGGGACGCCCGACTCTTTTCTGAAGTTCTTTCCATTGTTTGCATTTGACTGGTGATTTTTAATCTCTGAAATTATCTCGTTATACTGAGAGTCTATCTTGTTGACAGAAAAATTGTTCATAATCCAATCCTTGTCAATTCGACGCAAAAATTCCTCCCAAGCTTTTAGCAGACTATCAACATCCACTGGCAACGGCACCGCCCTATGGCTTCTTGCATAAGAAATTTTCTTTAAGATAGAGTTCATCGCCTTTGCGTCCTTTGCCTGCCAATAGTACGGCTCACCATAAAGCTCTAAATAGAAAGCCTCAAATATCTGCCTACCTTTGTGGCATGGAGAGTATTCTTTCACGGCCTTCTTGCGCTCACGCACGGGAAAGTGCTCGTTAGAGCACAACTGCCTGTTAAGGCATCTTTCTTTTTCTTTTTCTTTTTCTTTAATAGGGGGTATGGGGGAAAGATTTTCTTTTTCTTTTCCTTTTTCTTTCGTTTGCGTTTCCGTTTGCGTACCAGTTTGCGTTTCCGTTTGCGTACCAGTTTGCGTTTCCGTTTGCGTACCAGTTTGCGTTTCCGTTTGCGTACCAGTTTGCGTTTCCGTTTGCGTACCAGTTTGCGTTTCCGTGAGAAACACATCAAGACCAACTATCTCGTATTCAGCAACTTCCCCACGCACACGACTTGGCTTGAAGTTTATGAATCCTTTTTGTTGCAAAGAGTTTCTTACATTACTAATTGTTTTCCTAGTGAAGTCAAGCTCTATCTCACACTTCTTCGTTGGCAATTTGAATGGGTTTGCCCAGTTTCCCAAGTCGCATTGTTTCAGCAAATAGTAATACATATCCGCTTCGCAACTTGTCAGCGTGCAAACTAACCTCTTCCCCCAAAAGGCACTTAGCAACTTAGAATAATCAACCTTCCTCATGGTTGTAGAAATATTGATTATCACAATAAGCCCGTCCCCAACTACCTACAGGCAGTCTAATCATTCGCTTCTTAATGGGAAATCTCATAGTTTTCATCTTTAAAGTTTTCGTAATGCTGTTATTCTTACTTATGCAAAGATACCACTTGTTAAGCATATATGCAAATATATCATGTTAAATATCTAAAAATACTAATTCTTTTCTTTGATACGCCTTTGTCATTTGAGATATTTTTCCTACCTTTGTAAAAGATTTCTTACGTGAGTTTTGGTAAAGCTGTTATGTAAAATTCACATGTTAGCCTACTAGCGAGTAGGCTTTTTTTGTTTAAACCTTTCTCTATTCCGAATAATTTTCGTACCTTTGCAGGTACTATTAAAATATAATCTTTAATAGAATTAATTGGTTCAAAGCCTTCTATGTTGTGAAACATGGGAGGCTTTATAAGTTTACACATATGCCTTTCTCTTGACTTAACCTCTTCACTTCACTCGTATAATGCAATATCATCCGTTTGAGCTCTTCATCATCCCATTTTTTGATTGAATGGGCACGTTCTCTTAATGTAGAGAAGCGAGCCACGCCAATCTTCCTAATGAGGTTTTCTTGGTAGTAAATCAGATGGTCTGAACTTGCCCTATTGCACCCTTGACACTCTGCCGAACAGTTATCTTCATCGAATCGAGTAGCCATATTTGACCTGCCAAAGAAATGCCCACAATCAAGCTCCCTATACTGTTTTATCTTACCGCAGCTGATGCATCTGCCAAATCCATTTGGCATACAATCTCTAAGACGGATGTACAAGGCAAATACCTTATCCAGTCGTTTAATCAAATCCGTCTTCCCTTTGGACTTACTCTTTTTCCGAACTGTTGAAGACGTTTTCTTCTTTTTGGAATAAAATGGAAACATATTATTTTAAAGCTACATTTGTTAATTGATTCCCTCTTGAATAGACGGCCCACTTTGATGAGCCCGGCGGTCTACCAATAAAAAGGTCAGCGACATTGCCAAAGCGCTTATAGTTACCCGACAAATCCACTATCCAGCCATCCTTTCCTTTGTATGGCCTTATCGCACGACCTACCATTTGGTAATATAAACCTAACGATTTAGTAGGACGGGCGAGAATGATTGTGTCTAACTCTGGGTAATCAAATCCAGTTGTTAAGACGCCAACATTCGCCACGACCTTTATTCTCCTGTTCTTAAATCCTTCAAGAATTGACTCCCGTTCTGCCTTTGGCGTCTCACCTGTCACGATAGCCGCTTCCACGCCAATATCTTGCAACCTGTTGACTAACTTTCTGGCTTCTTTAGTAAATGCGGTGAACACAAGAATGCCTCTACGAGGTATTCCACTCTTTGGATGCATTACCTTCATAACCGTATCAGATAGCTTGTCATAGAAGCCACTCCTTTCATACTCGGCAAGAAGACTTTTCTCATCGTAGTCTGCACCAGTAGAGTTACTTCTAACACGTCTCAGATCCAACGTGGTTATGTCATAATAATGCAAATCAGCAAGGAAGCCCTTAGATAGCAATTCCGCTACTTGACAACAATAGATTACCTTTTGGAATATCCTTGGTCTTGTACGTGTTAGAAATTTAAGCACAGAGCCACCAGCGCCACGGTCTAATCGATACGGTGTTGCGGTCAACCCAACGACTTGCCTGTTTTTAGCTTCAATAAACATCTTATACTGCCCTGCCTTTGAATTTACATAATGGCATTCATCTATGATGATGTTTTTGAAGCAGTCGAAATCGCTCATGTGGTTCATAACGCTCCCGATAGTAGCAAAGGTTATTCTGTTAATATCCTTACTACCAACAGACGCACTATAACAACCACAATCCAATATCCCATAGCTTTGCAGCTTATTGAAATTTTGTTGCAAAATCTCTTTACTTGGCTGGAAAACCAACAGTGGACCATCTATCCTTGACGCAATATCAGCTATAACAAGGCTCTTCCCTGCACCAGTTGGCAGGATAATCAAGCCGTTCTTATCTGCACTACCAGTGAAGAGCCTTACGGCTGCATCACTGGCTTGCTTTTGATAATTCCTTAGATTGTAAATCATTCTCCAAAAGGTAAATCCTCATTACCACCGTCACCTTGCTCGGTTGCTGGTTCCTCATGCGGATGCTCTGTCTCTGGAAATTCCAAACCGAAAACAGCTTTCATGCTTTCCCTGTTTTTGGTCTCGTTTGCCCAAATCTCAGTGGGGTCTGGAATTTCATATGCTTTTGCAAGCATGAACTTTGACTTATTAGAATCCCAGTTGTAGACCAGATAATGACCGGCCAGAGCAAGGCAGATAGTGTTCTTCGACTTCAAGCGCATGTCTGCCGTGCCTAGACGAACCTCCGCCGCATACTTTGCAACTTCCATCAAGACTGACGCATAAGCATTCTCTGCGTCCTTTTTCATCTTTTTGGCTTTCTCCAAAACTTCTTCCAACTCTTGTTTTCGAGCAGGGACTTCGTTCTCTTCGAGCATACAATATTCCTCTCGAATATTGCTCTTCTCAAAATCGTCAAGATAACGAGTGACAAGCTCATTATCTGGCTGAGTGGCTATGAAATGTTTGTTAACAAACTTCATCACGTCAGCCTTCGTCTTCAAAGGCTTCTCACCACACAGGTTTTGATCTGCCAAGGATAAAAAATCCAACTCCAAAGGGAAGATGTCCTTTATTCCATCTTCCAATACATACTCGATATTCTCGGGCACGTAATTAATTAAATCTGCTTTCATAATTATAAATATTTCTCATTTAATGCTATCTGCTTCTGCGCCTCCAACAAGGCTGCTTCCTCGTTAGGTTCTGGGATATAAAGTCCTGCCACCATGCTTGAATAGTTGCGAAACCTTTCTATAGCATCTGTTAATTCTTTTGTATCAAGGTCTGCCGTGCTCCTCCAATAAGTTACTGGCATCCCTCGTTTGTTAATTCTCTGTTTGGCAAAGATTCCTTGATTTACTATCTGCTTGAATATGTTATACTTCACGTATTCCTCATCGTAGCCAAATTCTGAGGCGAAATACTGAAGGCATACATGCAAATAGCTATTTTGGGCAAGAGAGCGTGGACGGTGCTTTTTCTTCACCTCCACGATAAACCCCTTGCCACTTTTCAAGGCATCCATATAAAGACCATTGCAATAATCCTTATAGTCCACCCTATCCTTCTCGTTGTTAAGATTAAAAATCATAACTAGAATGGCAAATCATCTCCTTGCGGTTCTTGCGTCTGAGGTTGAGCAACGGCTTGTGCCTGAGGTGCAGGTTGCCTTTGTGTTCCATTGCCTCTTTGATAATGTTCTATCTTATAACCAGAAATAGTATTAAAATACTTCTCTGGCTGCCCATCTTTCTGAACCATAGTTCCTTGAAGCGCAAACGAGATAGTGACAATATCATCGACCTTAAAGCCTAATGGATCATCTATATGCCTACCCATGAACTCAAAACTCGGGAAGTTGTTAAACACCCTGCCAAAATCAGAGCGAGTACAGTTAAGTATAACCGTTCTTTTTCTAAACGGTTCACCACCATTCTTACTTGGTATTTCCTCGATTTCTCCAATCTTCAATACCCTTCCTGTCATTGTATTAGCCATCTGTATCTCTTAATGGTAAATATGGTAATAATTCCCTAAACTCAGCCCATTTCAAGAACTCTCGAACCAGAGTATGATTCTTGTCTTCCATCCCTGGGTATCTATAGCATGTGATTGCTGGCTTGTATGGCACAAGTTCCAATCCTCGAACGTCTCCTTTATGCTTATCCTTGTTATATCCTTGGAAAACAAACAGGTCAAAGTGGAAGGTATTGGCTTCGAACAATTCAAGATAGAACTGCCATTGGCAACTGTTAATGTAATCCTTGTCTGAGACTGGCCCATACTTTGTTTTAATGTCCCTTATTTCCAAGCCATCTATCATGTCAGCGCAACCTGTAATGATTGCATCGCCAAAATCCTTCTTTTCACGGACTTCATGAAAAGCCCCAGGGTGTTCATTCCTATAATTAAGAGCGACCTTGCACTGCTTAATGTCTAAGACAACATCACCGTCATCAAAGACAAATTTCCTTCCCTCTGGAACGGGCTCTGTCTTATCTTTTTTATAATAGGTGAAATGCCTAACACCTTCTGGCTCTTTGAAGCAATGGGGACAGCCCGTCTCCACAATGGAGTGAAAGGCTGTTCCTATTCTTGTGTAATCGTTACCCTCGAACTTCTTAGTGATATTGTCTATAACGTCCTGCTCTGTCATGAAAGCATATTCACCAGACATATATCGTCGGAAGCTCTCCAGTTGGGTAACTCTGATTAACGGCTTTTTCATGCTGCATCCTCATGCTTGACAAACTTTTTGCTTGTCTTGTCAAAATCAATACCTTTGGCCGCAAGATCCTTAATCATCTGATTCATGAACGCCTTTTGGTGAATCTTATTCAGTCCATGCGCTACATCAATAAGAGCGTTAGCATCGTCAACCGTTTCTGCGGCTTCCAGTTTCCTGCGAGCTTCATCGACTTCTTGCTGAGCCTTAACCTGCGCATCTGACTTGTTGACGATTGCCACTTTCACCTTCTTTATAATGTCAGCCATGCAAGTACCGAACTCCTCAGTCCCATAAGCTGGAATCCACGTATCTTTAAGGTCCGCAACATTCTTACCAACACGATTATCCTGTGGCTCAAACTTGATAACTCGGTTTCCGTTCTCCTTACAGATGTAACCTACTTGATCTGCGATACGAATAAGCAAATCCTTACTCTGCCCTGTGCAATCTGGCGAATGTTTAATGAAGTCGCCCTCTTGCGTCTCCTTGTCATGGCAAATGAAGATGATGTCAGAGTTGTTAGAACGCAGAATTCCAACAAACTGCTTGAACATCTCTCCCATGACACCATAGCGTTTCAACGAATTCGTGCTAAGCTTGGGGTCTTGCTGGATTGCGAATGCATTAAGATAGTCATCAAGCATTGCCTTGGCCGTGTCAACGACTATGGTCTTACACTCACCTATCAGCCCTGGCTTCCAAACCTGCTTGCCATTCTCAACCACATAGCTTCCAACTATCTCCGTATTGTAGATGTCTTCCCAACGTGAAGCCGTCACCACAATATCAGGACGTTGTACGGCACGGTCAAAACCTCTGTCAGTATCTATCAACAAAGGAGACTCGGCCGTTGTCGCCAAGGAAGTTTTTCCTGTTCCCGGAGTGCCATAAAGCACGATGATTACTGGACGTTCTCTTACAACGTCATTCTTTCTAATTACTGGCATAGTTTATTCTTTAATGATTAAACAAATGATTCTTATTCGCATAGCTAACAAAGTCAGACAGACGATGTATGCCTAATTTGACATAAACCGACTTGACGTGCTGATGAATTGTATTAGGAGAGTTAAACAGCTCTTCCGCCGCTTCTTGCTCACTCTTACCATTAAACAAGCATTCCATAACGCGCAATTCCGCATTGGTTAAGCGTGAGTCGAACTTAGGCATGCATACAACACCTTCATAAGAACACTCACCTCTCATTGGACAGTCAACTTTTTCAAAGTTAAACCTACCGTCTTTGTCAATATCTTGAACATCATAAGAAGTAGTATCAAGTTTGCAGAAGTTGCATTTACAAAACCTACGCACCATGAGATATTGAAAATAACTTTGGTTTAATGCGCTTTTTGAGTATATCTTCTCCAAAGCTTTATATGCTTCAGGATAACAAGAACGGATTTTCTCTAAGACGTATTTCAACAAGTCTGTCCTGCTATCATCAACAATGAAATTCTTGCCATCAGAAGTTTTGCACCAAAGCTCTTCTTCAAACATATAAAATTCTAATCCTTCCATAAGTCTTCCTCCTGTATGCCTGTGAGTTCACTCAATATTTCAATATGCACACGTTGCTGTGGTTTTACACCATATAAGACCCAGTTCCTTACAGTCTGCTCCGTCACCTTACATCTTCGAGCTACCTCCATTAAGAAGTCATACCTTGGAGCGTTCCGCAAAGGCAAACTCTGATAGTAACCTTTAAGGGTCATTGTTGGCGGATTTTCATTGAAATCCTTTGACGTTTGAACATCTTTCATTAACTTTGCTATTGGTTTTATATCTTTATGCAAAGATATAAATATTTCGTGGTATATGCAAATATATCAGCGGATATTTTAGTTAAAAATACTAAATAAAGATTATGTTTAAATATAAAGATTTTAGAAGGGCGCATGGCCTGTTTCAATCACAGTTAGCAGAGATAATGGGGATGGCGCAGTCAAACGTTTCCCGTTACGAAACCGAAGGCATTGACCCAACTCCAGAGCAGTACAGCAAGCTATATGAAAAATATGGCAAAGAGGATGTAGATACCTATAAAATAAGCCACTTGGATTCAAATAACAAGCCCAATGCCCCAAGTACTCAAAACGCCAGCGTTCAAATTGACAAAGACATAATTGAAATCATAAAAAGGCAGACGGAAATTCTTGCCAATCACGTTGTTGAGCAAGACAAGATAAACGCCAGGCTGATGGCAGTCTTAGAGAATCTTTCTTTAAAGTAACACAAGGGTATGCGACTACACAAACGAATTCCAAAAACGAAGTATCTCAGAGCCTTTAAATCTTTGCCCATGCATTTTTAAGGTACTCTTAATATAACCTGCATTGACATAAGACCTGAGCGTATTCCTATGGATGCCAAGTAAAGTGCAAGTTTCCTTGATCGTGTATTTTGCCGTTGCATTGACATTTGGTTGAACAGAAGTTATCATGCGCTAATGTTTATATGTTTATGGTAAGATATAAATCTACCGCAAAGATAAATCAGAAAAATGATATATGCAACTAATCACTGGTATATTTAGATATATTTAATATAATCAATGAAATCTTTTGAGGAAACGACAAACGCTTGCAAATAGCTTGCAAATAGCAATAGTCTCATTTGTAAATATCAAGACATCAATCACTTACAAGGCTGTTATTAACATCTGGAAAGCGTGTATACCCCTAAAGGGTATCGGGGGTTCGAATCCCCCTCTTTCCGCCTTTCCCGTTAAAAAAAGGAAGCTCATTATGGCTTCCTTTTTGCTTTTATAACCAAAACAAGATGAGGATCCAAATGTTGTTGTGAAATGGAATCCAGAAACAGGAGAAATGACAAGTAATTGGTAAAAAGATTTATTATGGGAGAAGAATTTAATACAGAACAATTTATACAGAACCTTTGGGAAAGGGAAAACCTTCAAGGAATCAATGTCCGTCTTTAATAATAGGATAAAGAAAGAAGGGGGTAACCCAAATTCCATTAGTAATGATGTCAGAATGGGATTACTTGATATGGATTGTCAATTGGGCAGAAATACCTTCATGAATAAATACCATAATTTCTGGAAGGCAGTTGCCAATGGTGATTATGAGGGAATGAGGAAGGAGTCACGCACTACATGGAATGACAAAAAAGGACAATACAGTATATACTGTAAAACGAGAAAAGCCCCGACTACCTATTGGTAATCGAGGCTTTCTTCAA